GTACCGGAAAAGAGCTTTACCGAGAGGATGGGGAGTTTCTTGTTAGGCTCGCCAGAGAAGCAGACGAACTCCGTAGCGCCCTCAAACAGTGCTACCGCCAATACGAAGCAGTAAGGTGAGAGATGGCTTATTTCAGATTAGCGTTAAAGCCGGGTATCGATAAACAGAATACCGAATACGGCGCAGAGGGCGGATGGATCGATGGTGATTACATCCGCTTTCGTTATGGATTGCCGGAAAAGATCGGCGGCTGGACGCCGTTTGCCGAGAACAATGCTTACCTTGTTGGCATGTCTAGTGACATCCATACGTGGAATGACCTCTCTGGCGCACCTCACGTCTTGGTGGGCACTAACAAGAAGTTGTACGGTTTTTACGGTGGCACGTGGACGGATATCACGCCTTTACGTGCAACAACTGCACCGGGTGGCGTCACTTTTGCCGCAACATCGGGAAGCAACATCGTCACCGTCACTGATCCTGCGCACGGCGCGATTCGAGGTGACTTTGTCACTTACAGCGGTGCGAGTGGCTTAGGTGGCGCGGTCACAGCGGCTTATCTGAACGCTGAATTTGAAATTCAAGAGATTCTTGGCGTAAACACGTACACCATTCGAGTAGGCGTTACAGCCACAGGCGCTGATTCTGGGAACGGTGGAGCGTCAGTAATAGGGGCCTATCAAATCAACACAGGCTCTGATATCAGCTACTTTGACTATGGTTGGGGCACGGGTACGTGGAGTTTGTCCACATGGGGTACGCCACGTCCAGCTTCTGCGGGCTTGTCGTTGAGCTCGCGTGTCTGGCAGTTTGATAGCTATGGCGAAGATGTTGTTTGCCAGATTGCTGATGGCGGTATCTATCTATTCGATACCAGCGCGCCGAATGATCGGGTGCTTCCTATTTCTGGCGCGCCAACCAAGAGCAAATACGCTTTGGTATCTACTCCAGATAGGCATTTAGTCTGCTTTGGCACGGAAAGCGTTATCGGTTCCTCGCCCACGCAGGACCCGATGTTTGTGCGATTCTCTAATCAAGAGGACATAAACACTTTTGCTGAGAGTGTCACAAATACCGCCGGGGGCCAACGACTAACGGACGGTAGTGAGATCATCACCGCTGTTCGTTCACGTGGTCAGATTCTAATCTTCACAGACACTTCTTTACACGGCATGCAGTATGTTGGGCCTCCGTACACCTTTGGCTTTCAACAGCTAGGAGCCAACTGTGGATGCCTCGCGCCTCACGCAGCAGCGGATGTCAACGGCGTGGCGTTTTGGATGGGCACTGAGGCGTTTTACGTGTTTGATGGTACGGTCAAAAAGATGCCTTGCACGGTGCAGGATTATGTCTTTAAAGACATTAATCTGACGCAAAAAGAGAAGTTTCACGTTGGCGTGAACTCGCAGTTCAACGAGGTTACGTGGTGGTATTGCTCTGCAAATTCGAACTATATCGACCGCTTCGTGACGTTCAACTATCTCGAAAGCGTGTGGTCAGTGGGCACCTTGTCACGAACTGCGTGGACGGACATCGGTACGTTTGTGCGTCCGCTTGCAACAAACTTCCTGCAAAACAGCAATGCGGCGACGATCTCAACGATCTATGGTCTCACGGCAGGACGTGCGCGTGTGTACAACCAAGAAGACGGGGTCAATGCCGACGGCTCACCGATCATGTCGTTTATCAAGTCGGGCTACTTTGACATCGGCGATGGCGACAACATGCTGTACATGCGTCGCTTCATCCCTGACTTTAAGAATCAAGTAGGTGATCTAACGGTGCGGTTGCTGCTTCGTCCTTACCCTCAGGCTCCGGCCAGCCCGAGTTCGCTTGACCCCTATGTCATTGCACCGGGCACAGAGAAGGTGGACACACGTGCGCGTGGGCGGCAGATTAGTTTGCAGATCGAGAGCGACGAAGTAGACAATAACTGGCGGTTTGGTACGTTGCGTGTTGATGTGCAGCCGGACGGCTTGAGATGAGTAAGATCACCAACGTCCGTCTGCCTAACGCGGCGACGCAGCAGTACAGTCCAGAGCAGTTTAACCAGCTGGTTCGTTCACTAGAACAGGTCATTCTGCAGTTAAATAACACGTACTCGCCTATCGTCACGGAGGACAAAGATGCTGCCCTTACATGGTATGAATCTGGCGGCGGACTTATGGATGACACTGGTATGACTATTCCTGTATCGATTGGTGGCACGAATACCGACGCTTTTGGGCGACTGCGAGTAAGTGAACCCTACACGTTGTTTGACAGTCAGAATCGCTACGCTGCTGACAATCAATTCGACACGAGCCTAAGTGGCACAGGATCAAGTACCTATAACGCTAATCAAGCCAGTATGAGTCTGGCGGTGACAGGCGGCGGCGTTGGTTCTGTAGTACGTCAAACATATCGTGTTTTCCCCTACCAGCCCGGTAAAGGGTTGTTGGTGTTAGCTACGTTTGTCATGGACAACGGAACATCTGCCAACCTTAATCAAAGTGTTGGGTATTTTAATACTCAAAACGGAGTGTTCTTTCGTCGAACGGGTGGTGTGAATGCATTTGTAATGCGCTCCAATACTTCTGGAACACCCAGCGATGCGCGGTTTGCCAATCAAGCGGATTGGAACGGTGACAAACTGGATGGTACGGGCGCGTCTGGGTATACGCTAGACCTTGAACACCCACAGATTTTGTGGATGGACTTTGAGTGGCTTGGTGTTGGCTCAGTTCGATGTGGCTTTATTATTGATGGGCAGTATGTTGTTTGCCATACGTTTGATACTGCTAACGTGTATGGCACTACGGTTTATATGACCACGGCTATCTTGCCTGTGCGCTATGAAATTACTACAACAACGGCTGCGGTAGCTGCAACCCTCACACAAATCTGCTGCTCGGTGGTGTCAGAAGGCGGCTTTGAGCAAACGTCGATTGACCATGTGGCGCGACGCACCACGATTTTAAATACGATAGGAACAACCTTTTTGCCTTTGGTTTCCATTCGTTTGGCTCCGGGCCGAACCGGTGCGGTGGTGTTGCCAAACCGAATTCAAGCTCTTCCGACAACCAGCCAAAACTACGAAGTGGTTTTGGTTAAAAACCCTACGCTAACTGGAGCGACATGGGCCTCTACAGTGCCTTCGGACTCCAACGTGGAATTTGATGTAGCGGCAACGGCTATGACAGGCGGCACGATTGTGCAGTCAAATTATCTTGCGTCTAACACTGCCGGGGGTACGGGGGGTACTAGTTTTGATAACGCCTACAACTTTGATTTGCAGTTAGGCGCGACTATTGCCGGGGTGAGCGACGTTTACACGGTGGGCATTCGAACGGTCTCAGGAGCCACAACCGGTGATGCCTTGGGCTCGTTATCCTTTTATGATTTGACTCAATAATGGCTAATAAGTACTTACGCAAATACCTGATCCCGGCTGCTGCCACGGAGACAACGATCTACACCGTGCCGGACGCGAACACGGGGATCATGCGTTCGTTGCGAGTGACTAATGCAGGTGCGTCGAGCGCGCTAATCACAGTGACGCAGTATGTATCGGGTACTCCGCACTTTTTGCAAAAGGTGAGGGCACTACCGGTCAACGACACCTTTGATGTCTTCAACGGGATTCCTTGCATTATGGAAGCCGGGGACATTCTCAAAGTGACATCGTCTATTGCGACTGTGCACTTCTATTTAAGTTATCTTGAAGTGGACAGAAACTGATGAATTACCACATAATTACCGGCAATTCCGCGTCCTTTCCCGGCGCGCGACCCCGCACGAGGGTCTATTGCCACTTTGGAAAGGATTATCATGGCTGAAGCGATGCAGGGCGTCATGTCTCTAGCCCCCGAAATGGGTGGTATGGGCGGCGCTCCCAAGAGTTATTTGACCCCTGAAGACGAAGCGACGTTAACGCAGCTTCAAAACTCAGTCTCTCCTCAAGATTTCAACAAAGAGATGTTCAACGCTGCGGAGCAAGCTGACCCGCAAGCGGTGGCACAGTTGCGTTCTATGCTGCAAGGCTTACGCTTGCCGCAGGAACTCATCGATTTGATGAAGGAGATGGTGGATGCGCTTCTGCAGGAACCTGCCAAGTACGCAGAAAACCGTGCGGAATTAGTTAAAGAAGGAGTGCCAGAGGACCTCTTGCCGCCAGAGTTTGATCCAACCTATTTGATGGCTTTGGACATGGCCTTGGATCAGGTCTCACAACCTGTGGTTCAAGGCTTTGCCGCTGGTGGATTGGTCAGAAATCCGATTTCTGCAGGTATCGCCAGCCTTGGCCGTGGCGGCGACAGAATATTGGCGCACATCACCCCGCGTGAGGCACGTATGCTCATGCGCGCGGGCGGCGCAGGAACGATTAACCCTATCACGGGTCTGCCTGAGTTCTTTCTCAAGAAGTTAGCAAAGGCCGTGGGCGGGGTCTTTGTAGGCGCAGGCAAAGCTATTAAAGGGGCCTTCCGAGGCATTGGTAAGGCTATTAAAAAGTTTGCCAGTAGTACGATAGGACGCATTGTCACGTCAGTGGCGCTGGGCTTCCTCTTAGGCCCAGCGGCGGCAAGTCTGTTAGGGGTGACATCAAGCGTGGGCGTAGCAGCCATTGGCGGCTTTATCGGTTCTGCTGGGTCAACCTTGTTGGCAGGCGGCAGCGTCGGTGACGCACTGAAGGCCGGTGCCATGGGTGGTATTACCGCAGGCGCATTCTCTGGCGTAACCGGTGGCATGGGGGCCTTTAAAGCAGGTTCTTACGCAGGTCCTACGACGGTGTCGGGTTCGTGGCAGCAGTTTACTGAGAGCCTTGGTGGTAAATCTGCAGTAGATGCAACTAAAGGTATTGGTGCGGTGGACGACGCCGCTGCCGCAGGTAAAGCGGCGGGTGTTGTGGATGAAGCAGCGGCGGCAAGTAAGGCAGCGGGTGCTGTAGATGAAGCAGCGGCTGCAGGTAAGGCCGCGACTGCGGATGAAATAGCTACTTCGTCAAGTTATACAGGACCTGCGAGAAGCCCCTCAACCATTCCTTCTGGACAGGGCACTAACCCCTACGATCTTTACGATTACGATCCAATAGCTACTGAAATACAAAAAGGTTATCTAGCGGGTGGTAAACCTGTAGGCACTGTTCCAAGCGTTGCCTCGCCTGTGACAAACCTCTCAAGCTACACAGGTCCCACAACACCGCAGCCTGCTCAACTCTTAGGCACAGGGCCCGCAGTTCCTGCGCCTACCGTTGCGCCTACTGGGGGTCCCAACTACCTGACAGATTCCTTGGATAATTTCGCAGGTGGAACAAATGCTCCTATCCCTGCTCCTCCGAAAAACTACTTACTAGAGTCCCCTTCGACGATGGGTGGTCCCAACATGACCCCTGTCGCTGCACCTGCTGGCGGTGCGGCCCCTTCACAAGGGGTCATGGATTTAGTCAAGGAAGGTAAATTCATAGAGGCAGGCAAGACGGCTGGATCAAAGGTTGGTGACCTGTATGACGAATACCTCTCGCCAAGCGGAATACAACAACGCGGCTCAGCCGAAGCTTTAAATAAAACAAAAGAAGCTTTTCCCGGCTTGTCTACAGAACAGATCATCAATGCCCCAGCAGGTTCGGTTATTGCCAAGACTTACGAAGCAAATTTACCGGGCATGCTGGCAACTTACGGCCCACTCGTCGGAACAATTGGCGGCGCGGCCTATCTGGGCGGCGCATTTGACGTAGAAGAGCCACCAAAACCAGACATCCCTGTCTCCGGGGCAGAGCTCTATCGTCGAGACCCTTACCTCATTACGCCGGATGTCCGCACCGTATCGGCCTCTACTGGCACCCCTTATCGTTATGCAACGGGCGGTGTCGCTAGTCTGGCGCGGGGAACTTCGAGTTACCCACGCAAGACAGGTCCGATTAACGGCCCCGGCACAGGTACTTCGGATTCGATTCCTGCAATGCTCTCAGACGGCGAATTTGTGTTCACCGCAGCAGCAGTTCGTGCCATGGGCGGTGGCTCACGGCGCAAGGGCGCAAAGCGTATGTACGCCTTAATGAAGGCCTTGGAGAAGAGGGCATAAGCCATGGCAACTGAATATCAAGTACAAACCATTCAGGAAGCGCCTGAGATTGAGAAGGCGCGACTTGCCCTACTTAAGACAGCAGAGCGAGAAGTATCTAAACCACTCGCCCTCCCCGGCTATGAGATTGCGGGGCTTGGCGAAGGACAACTTCAAGCTAAATCGCTGGCTCAACAAGGCGTGGGGTCCTATCAGCCTTTCTTAACAGAAGCCGAAAAGGGCATGGCTGCAGGACAGCAGCTGACACAACAAGCAGCGCAGGGCATCGCAGGATTGAATGTTTCACAGCCTCTGCAGGCAGCATACGGCGCACTTCAAGCAGGCGCAGGTGCAGCAGGTAACTTGGGGACATTAGCGGCTACAGCAGGGCAAGGTCTGCCTACGGCAGCGTATGGGGCATCTATGCTGCCCGGTGCGGCAAGTGGCTACGATCCTTCGCAAGCTGCTGCGTACATGAACCCTTACCAACAGCAAGTCACTGCCAACGCGCTGCAAGAGATGCAGCGTCAGGCCGACATTGCAAGACAGGGACAGGCGGCGCAAGCGGTGCGCACTGGCGCGTTTGGTGGCACACGTGAAGGTGTGCAACGTGCAGAGACGGAACGTGGCTTGATGGATGTCATGGGCCAGCGTATCCTGCAGGATTACTCACAGAACTATCTCCAAGCACAACAGGCCGCGCAACAGGGCTTTGAGTCGCAACAACAGCGCCAGCTGGCAGCAGGACAGGCATTAGGTCAAATGAGTCTTTTGCCTTCGCAGATTGCGGGTCAGCAGGCAAACATCTTGGGTAACCAAGCCAATATCTACGGCCAACTCGGTCAGGGCATCGGCAGTCTAGGTCTGCAACAGGGTCAGTTTGGCCTGCAACAGGGCAGCACACTGGGTGGTTTGGGTGCACAACTTGCTACGCAGGCGGGTCAGCGCGCCAACTTGGGCGCGATGCAGCAGCAGTTGGGTCAGGCAGACGTTGCAATGATGGGTCAGATTGGCGCACAAGAACAAGCACTGCAACAGGCTCGCTTGGATGCAATGCGCGCAACGCAGATGCAGCAGACCTTCATGCCGTTCCAGCTGCTCTCCTTCCAGTCGGACATCTTGTCGAAGACACCGGGTAGCCAGACAGCCATTACTTCAACTACTGCACCATCGCCTAGTCCTTTGACGCAGGCAGTTTCTACGGGTATTGCCGGACTGAGCACCTATGCAGGCGGCAAGGCAGCAGGCTTGTTTAAGTAGATTTTAGGAGAAATGATGAAATCGAAAGTAATTGACAGGCCTATGTTCAAGAAGAAAGGGCCTCCCGTTCCGCCTGAGGACGTGAACAACGTCGGCATCATGCAAGGCTTCATGGACCAAGTGTCCATGATGGACGAGATGGAAGGCGAGGAAGAAGACGACGATGAGATGGAGATGGGCAAGATGATGGACCGTCGTCCAGATTCGCCTGAAATCCTCATGAATAATCTTCGCGGCGACATGCGCTCGGTGGATGCGCGTGTGGAAGAACTCGCAGACTTGGTCGGCTATCGTGCAGCAGCGGAAACGCCCACAGAAGTCTTGGCACTCTTGCAGCCAGTCTTGGCTCAGCAGGGCGCGATGATGCAACCTCCGCCACAAATGGCAGGTCCTACACCACCCGGCCCGATGGGAGCATCGGCTGGCGCGGCTGCTGACTTAGCGGCCATGGCTCAAGGCCCACAGACCATGCCTCCTCCCGCTCCGGCACCTGAGATGCCTGCAGGCGGTATTGCATCGTTGCCTGCGGCTGCTGAACAACAAGCCCCGATTGCCATGAAGAACGGGGGGATTGTGCAGCGTTTTCAAGCGGGGTCCGATGAAGGCGGCGTGACCCCTGTGGAAGATCAGCCTTCATACGTCAATTACCCTAAATCCATGATTGATCAGGCACGTCAGTACCTGATGAACACAAAAATTGGAGAAACACTGCCTGTTCGTTCACTGGGCGAAGAAGCTGCCGCACGTGCAAAGGAATATCAAGCGCTATTAGGCGGAGAAGACGCTCGTCAGATGACAAAAGCGCAGATGTTATTTGACATTGCCCAAGGCGCATTAAACGTGGCTTCAGGCGTGGATGCCGAAGGTAAGCCCATTCGCGGTCGCATTTCACCCGTAGGTCGTTTTGCTGCAGGGATGCGTAACGTGCCTGCCCTAATTGGCGCGCGCGCGGGCGAATTACAAAAGCAAGACCGTGCTGTTAAGTTGGCTGCAATTGACTCCGCTGAAAAGCGCATTGCTAGTGTTCTTGATTACAACGCGAAGGTTATCGAAAGTAACCGTAAGCGCTTTGAAGGTGTGTTAAAGAACTCTGGGATGAGTTCCTTGTTTGGTAAAGGCGATTGGGAGTGGCGCATCATTAACACCCCTAACCTGCTTTCAGACTGGGCTGCGGGTAAAACAGACCCTGAACAAAGTCAGCTGGTTGAATCTGCTATAACCAAAATAAAGCAGCCAAAAATCGAAACTAGGGTAGACCCTGTTAGTAAGCAGCCTTATACAGTCAATGTTCCTCCTGTAATTCCTAAGTTTGTGCAGCAGGCAATTGATGCCTATGGCAAATTTTCTAAGGACAGGGCAGGCGTTACTACAACGCCGGTTGTAACAGGTGAGAGAGGCACGAGAACGCCAAGCGCTGTTGAAACGGGGGAAGCACCTTCTTCACAGCAGGGTGCAGGCGCTGCTTATGAAGGCGCTACTTTTTTTGCAAAGCAAGGGAAGAAAAAGGTCCCGTATTTCTATCGAACACCAACGCCGGGAGACCCCACTTACTACAATCTGGCTGGTAAAGGAACCGGAGTCGTCAATGTCGCGAGTGCGTTTGTCAAAAAAATCCCCGGCATTGGAGACGTGTTTGACTTCGATGAAGAGCTGTATGCAACAGACTTTATAACCAAGACATCGAACAGGATTGTAAACAGCCTTCAGTCGAACAAAAACTTTGCAGAAGGGGAAGCCCAGCGCATTGCAGCAGATTTAGATATTAAGCCAAACATTATCGACAACGAAGGGGCGTTTAAGATTAGATTACGTGCGCTTGATGATACGCTGCTTAACTACGCTACTAAAGCGTATGAACTTGGATACACCAAGCCTAACCTAGACCCTGATGAAATTGGCAAAAACCGAGCAAAATTCATAGAACTTCAAAACATTAGAAAAGTTTTGGGTGTACCTCCTCGAGAGGCAAAGGTCTTGCAAAGTAAGGATCAGTGGGATAAGTCACCAAAAGGTTCTGTTTGGATTGTTGAAGGCGAACTACTAGTTAAGTAGAGGAATAACGATGGCCCTTAGTGCGCAAGATATTGCAGCAATCAAACAAGAGGCGCGTCCTGCTAGTTCAACAGTAGATACGCGTCCTGCTAGTCCAGCGGCAGATACGCGTAAAGCCGCGCCTGCGAAACCGGCAGAATCTGCGGAGCCTGTGGCACCTTCTGCTCCTTCTGGATTAACAACAGAAGAGCTCACCGATATCCGATTAAATGCTTCTTCTCGGTCTGGCGCTCCGGCCTCAACGGCTAGTGTTACTGAAACCGGCGCAGGCCCTACGCCTGCGGATATACAACGTGAGCTTAAAACTGGGTTTGTTCAGGGGTTGACGCGTGGCTCAATCCAATCAGCAAGCGCTTTTACTGGCCTTCGTGCAGGCGCAATGGGAGCACCTTTTGCCGGTCCTGTAGGCCCTTACCTGCCCGGAATCGGTTTCGTCGGGGGCTTAACCCTAGGCAACATGCTGGCGGACGATGTAGACAAAAAGTTCCCCGGCGTTCCCATGCAATCCCTAATCCCTTACCGCGAGGGTGCAAAGATAGCGGGGGAATCGATCATGTATGCCCCCGGTATTTTTATGCTGCCTCAGTTGCAGGGAGGACGCGTAGCTCAATTTGTGACTGATCTAGGCACTTCCGCCAGAAAAAACCCGGCTACCTTTTTGTTAGGAGAAGGTATTTCCGCTGTTGGGGCAGGCACTGGCGGGGGTTTGGCAGAGCAGTTCTTTCCGGGAAACAGTTTCGCTCGACTCACGGGTGAGGTAGGCGGCAGTGTGTTCATGCCCGGAAAATTTTTCGTCACGGCTTTAAATGTGGCTGGTGACCTTGCCGTTAGGATGAAAAATGCAGTTCTGCCCGGTAAAGGAAAAGAAGCTGCCATTTTAAATGCTAGGGAACTAGAGGCGGCAAACAAACTACGCGAAATACTTGAAACGAACAAAGAGGACGTAGGACAACTTATCAAGGCTCTCGAAGCACAGTTGCCCGGCGGGGTTTCACCAACTGCCGCTCAGAAGACAGGTTCAGCATCCTTGATGATGTTTGAGAACACCATGGCGCGGGGTAATCCGGTTCTTGCGGCAACGGTCAAGGCTAAAGGAACAGACACGCTAAAAGCTTATGCACTTTTAGTTGAAAACCTACGTCAGATAGGTTCACGTGATGCCTTGAAAAAGGCTGCAGAAATAGAATCGAGCGTATTCACCGATATGTTGAACGAGCGCATCATGGCGGCGGAACTTGTCGCAGCAGATCGTATCAACAAGATTAAGGTGGATCGCCCGGAAACTCGCAAGATGGTGGGCAGTATTGTCAAAGAAAGTGTTGTAAAAGCTTTAGACGATTCGCGGAATTATGAGCAGTTGTTATGGAATGAGGCAATAAAGGATTCTGTAAAGATTCGTAAAGTTAAGGGGGAGACTATTGTTACTCCACGCGCCGCACCCGTAACGAATCTAGGTGAGTCCTTTTTGGAAGTTGCCACTTCTATGACGCCAGAGCGTTTTAATGCAAAGGTGCCTGCGGAGATACGTGCAATCATGTCCCGACTGGGCATCGATTCGGATGCCATAGCGAACTACGCCAAAGGAAAAAACACACCAGAGTATTTGAACACGGGGCGCGTACCTTCTGAGTATCTGACTAAACCCGCAGGCCCACGAACGGATCGTCGAGTATCCATCTTTGAGGGTACAACCGTGCAAGACCTCATAAACATTCGTGGGGACTTACTATCTTATGCACGGGACAGTGCTGTTTCAAACCCGTCCTTCGCTAACTTTTACGGGCGCTTGTCTGAGGCCGCACTAAGAGACTTAGACGCACTTCCGGGAACAGCGTACGACAGGGCACGTTCTTTCTCTCGTGCTTTGAATGACGTGTTTAGCCGTACGTTGGCATCGGATGTAACACAGGGGACAGCGATTGTCGGTGGCAAGGTTGTTCCGACTACGGTAGGGGAAAAACTTCCTGCTGAAATACTTGTTCAAAGAGCTTATGGAAGTGCTAATGACCTCACTTCGCTCCGCATGGACCAGATTGAGAATGCGGTAGGCTTCTTAAAAAAACAGTATGACGACGCTGTCAGGGACTTCGGTCCGAAAAGTTCACAAGCACGGGCCTTACAAACATATGCGGATGTTTCTGAAAAAGCTGCCGTATCGGTGAGGGATGCTCACGGTAAAGTTCTTCTTGCTGCAGCCAATAAGACTATCAAGCCTGTCCTTGACCCTTCCACTGGTATTACGCGGGATAGGGTAGACCCCCGCGCATTACAGCAGTTTGTTGCGGAAAATAAACCCATGCTGGACCGTATGGGGCTGACAAAAGATTTGTCTAGTGCTGTAACTGCAGAAAACGCGTTCCGTCTAGTTTTGGATAAGAACAGCGCGTTTAACAAGTCGATTCAGTCACAGAAGGCTTTCGCGGATGCGGTTGCAACAGGTGTTGAAAGCCCTACACGTTTGATAACTCAGGTTTTGAACGGTGATAAACCCATAGAAGGCTTTTCAAAGCTCGTTAATATCGCTGCCAAGAGCAAAAGCTTAGATGCCATGGCAGGCTTAAAAGCGAGCGTGATGGATTATGCCTTCACTAAAGCTGGGGGAGTAGACGGCTTTAGTCCTCAGGCTTTTCAAAGTGCGCTTTTTGAACCTCTTGGGGGAATCAAAGGCCAACCTTCGCTGTACGGCCTGATGCGCAACAAAAACATCATTACCTTAAACGAAGGCAAGCAGCTAAAGCAGGTGCTTAATCGCATGTCTTCGGTTGAAGAAGCAATCGGAAACGGAAGACTGCTTGAAGAACTCGTAGCGGCTGGAGGCCCGATTGAAGAGCTGGCGTTAAGGATCATGGGTTCTAAATTAGGGCAAGCCTTTGACAAGGGCTCCTTGATTGCGGCTTCTGCGGGTTCAAAATACTTGCGCGATATGTTTGACAAGACGCCCATGATGGCCGTCAAAAACATGCTGGAACGTGCTGTTGTCGATCCCCAGTTTGCAGCAGAACTTCTAAAGAAGACCGGTACTCTGCCACGGGAGAAGATGTATCTTGCCGCACGTATGTTTAACTCCTCATTGGTTAATGCAGGGGTGAACTACGCAACGTCGGATGAGAGGCCAACTATCGATCCCACTTTACCGCCGTATGCAGCGCCTTTACCCCCGTTGCGTCAACGACGATTACAACCTCAAACGGCTCCGACAAGAGGCGTACCGGGTTTAAGCGCGCCTGCGATGCCTAGCAACGTGCCTGCGATGCCTGATATCACATCCTCCCCTTTGCCTGCTCCAGCGAAAGCCCCGTCACAGGGTCAAGGCACTGGTCGAGAGATGTTGCGTCGTTTGTTCCCGTTTGATACCACCCTTCAGTAGGAGGCGGCATGGCAACCAAACCAGTAAAAGCAAAGGCCAAGGTGTCAGTTAAAGCCCCTGCTAGAAAAATTCGCAAATTTAGAGAAGGTGGGTCTGTAATGGATTCCCCTTCTTACGATATGCGCGATCCTGCCTATCGAAAGCAACTAGAAAAGAAACAAGCCTTAGAAACATCAACTGAGGACCTTGAGCTTCTATTAGGGGTGGGAGCGGCAAAAAAGGGTGCGGGACTTTTACTTAAAGACCTCAAGAACTTTACACAACGAGCACCTAGTCGTTCTATCACAAGGAACATAGAGATAGGCTCTAAAACACCTGAGGTTATATACAAAAGGGAATACGACAGACTGCGCCGAATGGCTGACGATGCCTTGGCACAGGGACGTAAGGTGCCTGAAAAAGAACTCAAAGAGAAGGCAGAATATTGGACGCAGTATGAATTGAAAAAGATTAAAGACAATAAGCTGCCTTCAAGGAAAGACTTAGTAAAACAAGAGGTAAAGGATAAAGCTTTAAAAACTGCGGAACGTGCGTTCTATGCTACTTCGTTGGAAACGGCTCCTAAAGCATTAAGATCGTTTCAAGATAAAGAAGAGAAGCCCGCTGGCATGAAAAAAGGAGGAGCGGTGAAAAAAACCACGAAGTCCAAGGTCAACCAGTCCGCCAACTACACGAAGCCGACGATGCGCAAGCGCTTGTTTGAGCAGATCAAAGGCTCTGCCACGCAGGGGACCGCTGCAGGTCAATGGTCGGCCCGCAAGGCCCAGCTGCTGGCGAAGAAATACAAAGCCAGCGGCGGGGGCTACAAGTGAAGAAGCCACAGTTAAGCCTGAAAGCATGGGGCAAACAGAAATGGACCACGAAAAGTGGCAAGCCCTCGTCCGTCACCGGAGAGAGATACCTGCCCGAGAAGGCCATCAAGTCCCTGAGCCCGGAAGACTATCTCGCTACGACACGGGCAAAGCGGGCAGGGAAGAAAGCTGGCAAGCAGTTCGTCAAGCAGCCAAAACGCATTGCCGTGAAGACCGCTAGGTTTCGGAAGATTTAGCCAAGAACTTCTCCACCCGCTCCAGCCATTCCTTCTTCTGACGCTCGAAGTCCCGGCCCGTGGTCGTGAACTCTTGGGTCGTGCCGTCTTGTACAGCAATCAGTACAACACCGAAGTTGATCTCCGTGCCGTAGACGATGTCGTGCGCCAAGGCGTAGGCCGAGAGCTGGTGGAAGTAGTCTGTGATCCATTCATAGCGCTTCGGCTTCAGGCTTTGTTTGAAGTCCACAATGGCCGGTCGCCCACGGAACACGCCTACCAAGTCAGTCGTCCCCGCGTACTTGCCGGGATAGTACAAAGGGACCTCTGAACCCCAGACTTCATCCAGCGAACTGAAGTGCTCGTTGATCAATCGGTGGCCCATTTCATAGCCCCGCATCTGCAGCCAATCCTCTGCTGGAGGTAATGCTGTTCCCTCCAAGAATCTTTCAATGACGAAATGCATGGCCGTACCCACATGCGCGGCTTCGTTCTTAATTCTTTCTGCCTCAGCGGCACCAACCCGTGCAGCCCACGCTTCGAGCGAAGTTTTGTCTTTCGTCTTGTCAAGAATGTTGGTAACGCTGTAAACAGGCGTGTCGTCGCCCCGGCGGTAGGTGCGGCCCCTAGGCGTTTCAATGCGTTCCAGCCGTTCGTAGGTGTAGAGATTCTTGACGGGGATCAAATTAGCCATGATTTCAGTTCCTCTCCCATCACCTGTGTGGCGATGTTAATTTTGTCACGTAGGGATTTGACGATCTTCTCATCCACCGTGCCGGGGCTGATCAGGTCGATATAGGTCACATTCTTGGTCTGGCCGATCCGGTGCGCCCGATCTTCTGACTGCAGGCGCTTCTCCAGATCGAAGGAGTTGCTGTAGTACACCACCAGATTCGCCGCCGTCAGCGTCAAACCATACCCCCCGGTGGTAGGGTTGCCGATGAAAAACCGTAGGGGATTGTTCGGGTCTTGGAAGTCGTTGACGATCTCCTGCCGCTTATTCGTCTCCGTGTCCCCGTAGTACGCCGCCGCCGAGTTCATGCCGTAGACCGAGGACAGGGCCAGCTTGATGGCCTCGATATCGTGCCGGTAGTTGGCCCAGATGATCATCTTGCCGTCCGACTCCTCGACAATGTTCATGAGCTCCTTGATCCGGTTATTCGGTAACTCCAACACCGTCCCGTTATCCAGCTTCACATGCCCACAGACGATCTGATGTAGCCGCATGATCTGGGTCAGGGCGTTCACCGTAGAGACCTCGCCCTCCTTGAACAAGGCCAGCGCCATCAGCCGCATCTCCTTGTACGCCTTGGCCTGCTCCTCGGTTAGGTCCACCTCCCGCTTGGCATATAGCTTATCCGGCAAGTCCAGACACTCGTCCTTCGTCACACGGAAACTGAACCGATCCAGCTTCTCCCGCAACTCCTCCAAATGCCGAAAGCCCAGAATCTGCTTGAAGCTATGCGTCGCCAACTGCCGCTCTTGCAGCACTGCGTACCGAGCCTGAAACGTGTAGAAACTCTCATGCCCCAAGCATCGCGGATCAAGGAACATGCACTGCTGAAACAGGTCCAAGGGATTCTTCGTCACAGGCGAGCCCGTCATAATCCGCTTGTACTTGGCCTGCTTGCCAATCTTCACCGAATTCTTTGCCCGTGCCGCTGTATGCGTTTTGATGGTGGTCGATTCATCAATCGCCATAAACGCGTCATGCGCAAGTAAGTACCTACTAGCGAACTTAACGCCTTTATCTGTGGACAATGCCTCGATGTTCATGATGAGAATCTTTAAATCCTCACTGATCTCGAACAACTTATCTAACGCTTCTCTTTCTGCTTTCTTCGGGCTGGGACTCCAGAGCGCCATGCGATAAACAATATGTTCTGGCATATGCTTGGGTATTTCTGTATCCATCCAGTTACGATACACACCCTTGGGCGCGATGATCAGCGCAGCATTCACATGCCCTTGGTCATACAACATTGCCAAGTTATTGATCAACATGAAGCTCTTGCCCGTGCCCATCTCTGAAAAGAGAGCGGCCACTTGCTTCTCCCAAAACCTAGTCAAATAGGCCTCTTGATGCAGGAAAGGCTTGTTCTTATACGGGTAGCGTTGCAAAAATTCGTCCATAGCAATTCTCCTTTCTGGTAGGGGTTGCAAAATCCCTGAAAGCAAGTATATACTAATCGCTCGTACCTAGAAAGGAGAAATGAAGTGCCTACAGTCTATTGCGTTTCCGAAACAGGGCAGCACAACATATCGTCTGCTTTGGACTTTGGAGACATCGTTACCATCTTGCCGCCAAATGCACAGGTTGCTTTTTCTGTTGCACCGACAGTGCGTCGAGCGTATCGGGTACTTGAAAACTTCTCTGACGAGGATTATCTTTTATTCATTGGCGATCCCACCGCCATGAGTATCGTCGCCGTCGTTGCAGCACAACGTAACAACGGACGATTCAAGTGTTTGAAGTGGGACAAGCGGGAGCGACGATATATCCCGATCCAGATCGACTTTAACAATGCATTCAAGAAAGGAGAAAGTTATGAGTTTGACGAATATGTTTGAACAAGATGCCAATGCCCTGCAGATCGCAGATAACGATCTACAAGGCGTGGCACAGATGGCGCGTCGTGCAAAGTCTCTTGAGAAAGAGATCGAAGACTTCGAGACAGAGCTCAAGCAGCGGAAAGAGCAGTACCGCAAGCTGACAGAAGAAGTCATTCCCGAAGCACTGACTAGTCTCGGCATGAAGAGCTTCAAGATGGACGATGGTTCATCGATTGAGATCAAGGCGTTCTACAGCGCGTCGATCACAGAAGCGAAGCGTTCTGAGGCGTTCCAGTGGCTGCGTGAACACGGCTACGACGACATCATCAAGAACACAATCTCTGTTCGCTTTGGTCGCGGTGAAGAAGCACTCTGTGCTATGGCAGTTGCGACACTACGGGACGCAGGTTATCCCGTTGAGCAAGCAGAAAAGGTTGAGCCTATGACCTTGAAGGCATGGGTGAAAGAGCAGGTGGAGAAGGGTCGCGAATTCCCATCTGATTTGTTCGGCGCTTACATCGGCCAAAAAGCGACAATTAAATCCGTTTAACGACACAAGGAGCATTAATCATGGGTAAAGCAGACGTTGCAGAAGTCAAGACAAACGCTAATGCGATTGCAGTATTAACGAACCGTTTTGAAGAGGATGCGCAGTCCGGTTTCGCTGGCATGAATCAGGATGACTTTGCTCTTCCGTTTCTCCGCTTGTTAACCAACACCTCGCCAGAAGTTGGTTCACTAGACGGTGCAATGCCGGGTATGATCTATAACAGCGTTACAGGGGAACTCTTCGATGGCAAGAAGGGTATTCTGGTTGTCCCCTGTGCCTATGTACGTCAGTACATTGAGTGGGCACCGCGTGGCAGCGGCTCTGGCGCACCTATAGCGTATTACCCCAGTACTAGCGACATCCTCTCCAAAACGCATCGGGTTGCCGGAGAGAACAAAGACTATCTCGATAACGGCAATTACATCGAGAACACCGCGAACCATTACGTCATGGTGTTGGATGCCACAGGTATCCCTAGCCCTGCACTGATCGTCATGAAGTCCACGCAGCTTAAGAAGTCACGCAAGTGGAACAGCATGATGCAAAGCGCGAAGTTGATGGGCAAGAACGGTCTGTACACGCCTCCGATGTATTCTCAAACTTATCGCCTGAGCACTGTCAAGGAAAGCAATGACAAGGGTCAGTGGTTTGGTTGGGAAGTAGAGCACATTGGTAGCGTGGAAAGCGAAGATGTCTACGTTGCAGCGAAGTCATTTGCTGACTCGATCAACGCAGGTGATGTGAAAGTGAGCCATAGCGACGAGCAAGCTGCACCAGCAGGCGCAACTCCTTTCTGATTCACGGGCCCGAACCCATTAGGTAGTAGGGCCCTTTTCTTCTCTACAGAAAGCAGAAATGACTGATATCGCCAAATTCAAGGCTATCTTCGAGGGGTCGAACATTGCCTATGGAACCTATAAAATCGAACGCGAGACAGGTAGCGGCAAGCAAGCAGGCAAGGCGGTTGTCGTTCGGAAACCACCCACGGATGACCTTTGGGCTGCTCACCTTCAGGGCGTTGAGCCTTCTCTTGGCATCATTCCTATTCGTCCTGACAACAGCTGCATATGGGGCTGCATTGATATTGACCAGTATCCGCTTGACCATAAGGGACTGGTGGAAAAGATTCGTCGGCTAAAACTGCCGCTGGTTGTGTGCCGCAGTAAGTCAGGCGGCGCTCATGTATTCCTGTTTACTAAAGAACCTATCGCTGCTGCAGAGATGCAGCGTTACTTAAATACGTGTGCAAGCATACTGGGAGAAAGTGGTCGTGAAATCTTTCCGAAGCAAACTGAAGTCCTTGTTGAGCGCGGTGACACGGGTAACTTCCTTAACCTTCCGTATTTCGGGGGCGATGAAACCCTGCGTTACGCGATCAATGATGATGGCACGGCTGCCACAATTGATCAGTTCTGCGGGATTTACGAACAATACGTTCAAGATGTGCCGCTCGTTCATCCGGAAGAGGAAAAGAAAGATGCGGACGCGCCCATCAAAGACGGTCCTCCGTGTCTACAATCGCTATGCAATCAGGGATTTCCGGAAGGCACTCGCAACAACGGCCTATTTAACATCGCGGTCTACCTCAAGAAAGCGACACCCAGCAATTGGGAAGATAAGCTGATGGAATACAACCTGAAGTACATGGGGCCACCACTGCCCATGAACGAACTTCAGGTGATCACGAAACAGCTTCACAAAAAAGATTACAAGTACAAGTGCAAGGACGCACCACTTAACTCCTTCTGCAACGCAGGCCTGTGCCGCACACGTAAACACGGCATCGGTGCAGAGGGTCCTGACGCACCCAAAATATCGAGTCTGACCAAGTACAACTCCGAGCCGCCTCTGTGGTTCTTGGATGTCAACAACCGTCGCATCGAACTCGACACCGATCAACTGTTCAACCAACCCGCTTTCCAAAAGGCTTGCGTCGAACGTCTGAACGTACTACCGCCCACCTTACGTCGGCAAGACTGGGAAGGATTCTTAAACGGCCTCTTGCGTGAGATGGTGGAGCTCGAGCAGATACAAGATGCACCGGAAGACACCAGCTACAGCGGGCGCTTCCAAGACCTGTTGGAAGAGTTCACCACACATTTGCAGCAAGCGATGGACCGCGAAGAGATTCTCATGGGCCGTCCTTGGACAGACGAAGACGAAGCACGTGTGTACTTCCGAATGAAAGACCTCGAAGCACATCTAAAGCGTAGTGGCTTTAACAGCATGAGCGCACCTCGCATGGCACAGAAGATTCGTGACATGGGCGGTGAGCCGATCAGTTTGTTCTTGAAAGGCCGGGCAATACGCGCGTGGCGAGTACCACGGTTCACGCGTCAAGAGACACCCTTCGAAACACCACAACAGAAAGGAGCGCCGTTCTAATGGAAATCCTCGAACTACAAAAATTCAAAGACGCCGAACTCGGTATCTGCACCACATGGCATGGCGAACAGTTGGTCGAGCGTTTGGTATACGACGCCCTCGTAATGGTTCGCATCCTGATCGAAGAAGACAGTATGGGTGAGCACGAAGCCGCAGAGTTCATCGAGCGTGAGTTTGTCTTCAAGTATGCAGGCGATACTCAGCCGATCATCTTGTGGAGAAACTCCAACGATGAAGATTCATAAAGTCTTCGGCCCTCCGGGGTCGGGCAAGACGACTTACCTCCTGAACCTCGTAGAACAGGAGTTAGAAAACGCTGTGCCCTCTCGTTCCATTGGCTACTTTGCGTTCACGCGCAAAGCGGCTAATGAAGCGAAGGATCGTGCGATTGCCAAGTTCAACGAACTCAACGCCGAAACAGACTTCCCGTGGTTTCGCACACTGCACAGCCTTGCCTACCGTTGTCTGCAAGTATCGAACAACGAAATCATGAAGCCCGAGCACTACAGAGAGTTTGCACGTAGCGCAGGTTTGGATATGACGGTTAGTGCAGGCGATGACGAGTTCGTCGTACACACAGACAACCCTATCCTAAATGAGATCAACCTCGCTCGCATTCGTGGCATTGACTTAAAGACGCATTACAACCACTCACAGATCAACATCGAATGGTTTCACTTCGAGTATGTCGAGCGCGCGTATCGTCACTACAAGTACGAAAACAATCTGATGGACTTCACAGACCTCTTGGAACAGATCGTTCAAGAGCCTGAGTATCTCCCCCGCCTTGAAGTACTCATCGTCGATGAAGCACAGGACCTTTCACGTTTACAGTGGGAGATGGTGATCCACTTGGCACAGCGCGCTAACCGCACGTTCATCGCAGGTGACGACGATCAAGCCGTGTACACATGGGCAGGTGCAGATGTCAAAACCTTCCTATCATTAGAAGGCGACATCAAGGTACTCGAACAATCCTACCGCGTCCCTGCCAAGATTCACGATCTCGCCAACCGCGTAGTGCGCCGCATTCGCTCACGCCAACCTAAAGAGTGGCACCCTCGAGAAGAGGTGGGCCTCATCCAGTATTACGAAGCGTTCGATCATGTTGATGTGTCCACCGGTGAGTGGCTGATCTTAGCCTCCACCAACTACATGTTGAATGACCTGCATGAGTGGTTAAGGTCACAAGGACTGATGTTCGAGCGTCACGGACAACGGAGCATCTCCGAGAACATCTTGACTGCTGTACTCGGCTGGGAGGCGCTGCGTAAGGGCAAAGCGATGCCCATGCCTGTCGTCAAAACAGTCTACAAGCACCTCGGCACTGAGTTTGTCCAGCGTGGGTTCAAGACACTGCGCGACATCGATCCGAACAATGAGTACACATTAGAAGAGCTAAAAGCTTCCTACGGCTTGTTGACAGACGATATCTGGCACAAAGTGTTGACGAAGATTTCGGATACCCAGCGCCAGTACATCATCTCGATCCTACGTCGTGGGTCAAAGTTGATGGGCAAAGTGCCGATCAAGCTCTCCACGATCCACGGAGCAAAAGGTGGCGAAGCAGATAACGTAATGCTCCTAACGGACCTCTCGCCGAAGTTTGCCAAGGAATACGCCTACAACGCAGACGACGTGAATCGCTTGCTCTACGTTGGACTGACAAGGGCTAAAGAATCACTGCACATCATCAAGCCAAAAAATATTGAGAGGGGATTTCGAATTGAATAGGACGATGCCGTTGTTTCCGGTGAAGACCGAATGGGTGCCCCCGGCCCACTTCCCTGATCTATCTGATGCAAAGGAGATTGCAATTGACTTGGAAACCTGTGATCCACACATGGAAGGTATGGGTCCCGGTTGGCCTCGTGCTGACGGGTATATCGTGGGCTATGCTGTCGCCGTGGACGGTTGGAGCGGCTACTTCCCTGTTGCTCATGGCGGTGGTGGCAACCTTGATCGCAGCATTGTTGAACGCTGGATTAGAAAGGTTCTTGCAACCCCCGCAGACAAAGTCATGCACAACGCCGCTTATGATGCCGGGTGGTTACTATCCTCTGGATTCACCATCAATGGTCGCATCATCGATACGATGCTCGCCGCGCCGCTTCTCGACGAAAATCGTTTCTCCTACAGCCTCAATGCGCTTGGCTTCGATTACCTTAAAGAGGTCAAGAGCGAAGCGGGTCTTAAAGAAGCAGCTGGGGACTTCGGCGTACATGCTAAGAAAGAACTCTGGAAGCTCCCCGCTATGTACGTGGGCGAGTACGCCGAGCAAGACGCTGCGCTTACTCTAAAGCTCTGGCAAGCCTTCAAGCCTTTGCTCGTGCGTGAAGAAGTCCAGCACATCTTCGACGTCGAGACAGAGCTCCTGCCCATCTTGGTTAACCTGACGCTGCGCGGCATTCGGTTTGACCGAGACAAAGCAGAGCAGGTGATCAGTGAGTATCGAGATCGCGAAGCCAAACTGATCAAGAACATCCGCGAGACCTGTGGGAGCTCCGTGGATATCTGGGCAGCAGCCTCGATTGCCACGGGCTTTGACAAGCTGAAGGTGCCGTATCCAAAGACGGCCAATGGCCTGCCGAGCTTTACTCGATCCTTCCTCGAATCCTGTGACCACCCAGTGGCAAAACAGATCGTGGAGGCCAGAGAATTAAACAAGACCCACGGGACCTTCTTACAACCGTACCTTGAGTTCTCCAAGAAGGACGGGCGCATCCATCCGCACGTCAACCAGCTACGCAGTGACGAGGGCGGAACAGTAACCGGGCGTCTGTCGATGGCAAACCCGAACCTTCAGCAGGTCCCAGCACGGCATGAGGTCATCGGCCCGCTTGTGCGCTCCCTCTTTCTGCCCGAAGAAGGCGATTTATGGGCAAGTTGTGACTTCTCTTCCCAAGAACCCCGACTTCTTGTGCATTACGCATCGCTCTTGGACCTGCCGGGGGCCGAGAAGATGGTTGAGGCGTACCACAAAGACCCGAACACCGACTTCCACCAGATGGTTGCGGACATGGCCGGGATCAAACGTAAGCAGGCTAAGACCATTGGTCTGGGGCTGATGTACGGCATGGGTAAGGGCAAGCTCGCCGCCTCCTTGGACATGGAGATGGACGATGCGTCTGAGCTCTTAGAGGTGTTCCACAAGAAGGTGCCGTACCTAAAGGGCACTGTGAACGCCGTCATGCAGCGCATTGACCATCCAGCGTCCGGTGGCGCGATCCGTACCCTTTTAGGCCGTAAATGCCGCTTCCCGCTCTGGGAGCCCAAGCAATGGGGCGTGAACAAGGCGTTGCCGTATGAGCAGGCCGTGGTGGAATACGGGCGGCAGGTGAAGCGAGCGTTCACTTACAAAGGATTAAATCGCTTGATCCAAGGGTCCGCTGCAGATCAGACCAAAGCGGCCATGATCGCGCTCCATAAGGCAGGCTTTAACCTCCTGCTACAGGTCCACGACGAGGTTGCCATGTCCGTCAAGTCAAAGGATGAGGCCCGCGAAGCCGCTGCCATCATGGAAAAGGCCGTCTCCATCGAGGTCCCCAGCCGGGTAGACGTAGAAATTGGACGCTCATGGGGAGAAGCAGTATGATGAAGGCGAGGCAGTCTCCCCTGTCTCGCTTTCTCTTAGTTTGGTTTGGGGCCTACGTCATGTGGGCCCCTTTTTTATGATAAATTCCGTCTTGCATGTTTCACCGCTGTCGTATACTATGCAGGCTAGAAAGGAGAAAGCGTGGAGGAATACAAACCAAAGCGGGTAGGACGGCCCGTCAAACGCAAGGGCAGGCGCACAAAACGCCGCAAGAAGAAGTATCCCGGCCCCGGCTCTGCGTTACGGAAAACCCAGTACAAAGTCTTGAATCTGCGCCCACTGACCTACCAAATGGTCAAAGAACTGGCGATGTATTACAAGACTTCCATGCTGGATATCGTCCACCGAATGATTGAAGCCGCATTCAACAAAACACTGATCGAAGTCGAACGCAAGGACAAAGAAGAACGCTGGGCTGAAGAACAGTACAGAGCAGCCGTCGCAGCACGTAGAAAGGAGAGAGAAAATGCAGCATCAAACCAACCTAAACCTTGATGTTGAAATTGAATTCGACATCATCCCCCCGTTAGACGGCCCCGATATACCTTTGCAAGCTGACATCACTGGCGTGTATATCCGTGTGCCCTCTTCCCAAAACAAATCGCGTCGCGTTAATATCCTAACGGCATTATCTGAGTCCGAAGTCTTAGCCATTGAAGACGAAATACTCACACCAGAGTTTGTTCAGGATTACTTCCGATATGAAGCATGGAGGACTAAGCGTGGATAACAATGTTCATACCATTGAATACTGGCAACGTCTCTCTGAGCGCTATCGTCGTCAACGTGATATGGCCGTTCGGGAAATCCAACTGCTGCAAAAACAACTGTACATCGCCACCGGCTGCGCTAACGATGGTCAAGACTATCTACGCCAGATTCGCGCAACACGGACCACGGCCACTGTCTCTCAACGTATTAAAAATCTTTTAAAGGTGCTGGCATGAGGTTCGTTGAACTCCTACGTGATGTTGCTAAAAACTTAGATAACCATAACATCGATACTATCTCTAGCCTTTTCTTAACGGCAGCAGACCATATCGAAAGCCAAAACCTCTACAAAGTTAAGTGGGCTGAAATGGCAGACCGTTGCGCGGCATTGGAGAAAGAAAATGAAACCCTACTGGCTCAGATCAACACCCTCAGGAATCAATAAAATGAACTTCGAATCCTTCTTCGACACCAAGCAACTCGTACCATGGGCCAAGCGCATCTGGTCCCTCGCCTTCTGGCCGCTCATCGCACTCTTCATCGGCCTTTACATAGGTGCCAGTAATAGCGAATCACGGATCATCAGCGACTGCAAGTACGCCATGACCTTCCGCGTCGATCACCAAGCCTTCGCTTGCCAAAGAAAAATCTAGGAGAACGCATGCCCCGATCACACATCGACAAACACAAACTCATCGACGCCGTCAAAGAATTCTTTGAAGTCACCGCTGATCATGAACTCGCGACCATCTTGCGTCTCCAACCTTCGGCGATTAGCAAAATTCGTCGTGGCACAAACAAGATCAGCCCACTGATCATCCTGCGCATTCACCTGCTCACCGAAGTCCCCGTCAAGGAACTCTTGAGCTACTGCCGAAAAGACGAAATCGATATTTAATCGACCATTAGAAAGGAGAAAGTTATGGAAAACAATGTCGGAACCTTCGCTGCTGATCTGTTCTTCATCGAACAGCAGATCGAAGTCATGAACAGCTACCTACAAAAACTCGCCGAGCGCGAACGCCGCATGAAAGCCCTGCAAGCAGAAATCACTCGCCTGCAAGAAGTCATCGACGACCTACGGAGACACGGATCATGACGCTTACTGAAGAACAAAAGAATGAACAACTTATGAACCTATTAAAGGATCTTAACGATCATGAGGACGAACAGTTTGAAAAATACCCTGATCTTGATCCAGCGACGTTTGTCTTCGCTCTGTTAATGCAAGCCACCGTGCTTCATCGTTGCGAATTTGAAGACGCTGATTTCAAGACGTTGGTAGACCGCTTATCCGCCTCATGGGCTCTGTTCGACGCCTTTGAAAAAGATCAAGAAGAGGAGAACGCATGAACGACAACTTCCTTCGCATGGCGAAAGACTCAGGGATCACGGCCCATGAACCGATCACCCCGGAAGCCTTAGCCAGCTTCGCGGACCGCGTGTCAGGTCACGCCTTCACACGCTGCTGTGACGTGCTGCTCGAGATGCACGAACGGGACAAGGAGCGACACAACTATTACCTACATGCCGTGGCCGTCTTGAAGATGGTCTGGAGAGAGAAGAATGAGCCCTGAACACTACTTCGAACTCGCTGAATCAGTGGGCGCGTTTCGCGAACCACGGCCCCTGATCGAAAGAGAGTACTGGGTCTTCCCGTGTGACGACGATCTACTCGCCTTCGTTCAACTCGTGATCGAAGATACAACGAAAGAACTCCCGCGCCCTTGGAAGCCGCTTAGTACTGCCGAGGTCAAAGTGCTATGGAACGTGACCAAGACGCCCACGGCCTTTGCTGAAGTGATCGGCAATAAGTTGAAGGAGAAGAATCAAGATGAATAGCGAGGACACAAAGTTTTGTACCAGTTGTCAAGCGACACGGACCATAGAAGGCGGTGAGCGCAGGATCACGCGTGGCGTCCCGCGTTGGGTCTGCCGCGCCTGCATCGACCGCAAGTCAGAGAGCATATACAAGAGCCAGAAGGCTGATGCTGTTAGAACAAAGGAGGGAGCACCATGAAAACACCGAAGGACATTGACGTACTGAAGAAGGCCGAATGGTTCGACGACACGCCAGACATCGTGGCCCGGTTAAAAGCTGACGGCGAGGATGAGGTGGCACGTCACCTACATCGTATGCACACCTACCACAAGTCGTTGATTGCTGAGATCAGGAAGCTGCGTAAGCAGTTGAAGGGAAAAGAATGAACAGAGATGACATTATCCGCATGGCGCAGGAGGCTGGGTTTGAACATATTGCTGAGGCAGATTACTGGCATCCCCTTTTTGAACGCTTTGCCAACCTAGTCGCAGCAGAGGAGCGCGAGGCTTGCGCGAAGGTAGCTGAAGAGATGGGCAACATAAGCGGAAACATGAACAAAACATGGCGCAACGGATGTTTTGACGCTGCTTTTGCTATCCGCGAGAGAGGTGCGCCAGCACTAGAGAGGCTAAACAAAGCTGCTGAGGCTAACGGGGAGCCGCTATGACAACGTACACGATTGAAGTAACCCACGACAAAGAAGGCGTAACCGTAGTAGTTAAAGACCTTGATCCCGACACGATGGAAGAAGATCGTGCAGCGATTGAATATGCGCTGGAAGAAGCATTGAGGATAGCTAAAGAACATAGCCCGATGAGGTTCCAATGACTGCACTAACATTTAAAGAAAACGAGCTGCATAACCGGCTGATCGTTGCAGAGTTTAACTTGGAGCAAGTAGAAGAAGAACTATGCCGACTGCGTGAAGAAAACGAAACACTCCGCGCCCGACTGGCGCAGCCTGAACGCGAATGGGTAAACCTGACAGACGATGAAATCCGCATCGCTTGGGGGCCGTACTTCTCTCGAGGTGTTGAGGTTGCCCGCGTTATCGAAGCCCTGTTGAAAAAGAGAAACACGTGAAGGCAGAGTGGTTCTCCAACTTTTGATTGTCATAGAAAACTACAGGAGGGGTTATGGTAAGTGACCGAATGAAAAACGCACTTGAGTTAGCAGATAAATGCTGGAAGAAAGCAAATGACACTTCGCCAGAATTCGTAGAAAACTATTTAGCCCAAGCAGAACGGCTGCTGCTATCGAAACCCTACGTGCGAGGGGATGAATTTAGATCGTTCTGCCACCAAAACGGCATAGCTAGGCCAATGAACTTACACCCGAACGTATGGGTTTCTGGGGTCAGAGCTTTAAACATAATGGGTTGGGTACAACCAATGCAAAAAGTAGAACCAAAACAATCGCACAACCACATGCCTAGCGTCACTCTTTGGCGTAGTAGCTTGTATGAGGGCGTAGTATCGGAGCAAAAGAACACATGATCTACGACGACTACTTCTGGACCGAACTCACGTATGAACGACACTCCTACGTCGCACCCTCGGGTGAAGTCTTGGTCCACATCAACTACGACACCGCTAACCACACCTACCGGCTCGAGGACAAAGAATTCATTAGCCTCATGGCCGCGAAAAGCTTTGCCATCGCCTACCTAAAACGCACCGGCAAAATCCCGGACGACGACGGACCCCCAGACCTGACCGAGGAGGACACATGACCGACCCCGAAGAACTGGAACGACAAGCCAAAGCCGCTGGGGAAAGGATGCAGGACCCCGATCCATGGACCAAGGAACAGCAAGACCAACACCGCTTCGATAATTTTATGGAGGACACCATGTCTTTACTTCTCGCCGCCGCCGTCTCCGGCCTTCTAATCGCTATCCTGCTCACCTAATCATGGATACCTACAGCCTCCTATTGGTCATCAGCGGCATCCTGATCGGCGCAGGTAGCATCACCGCGCTCTTCACCCTCGTCTTCCTTTTCTGGGCAGGATTCGGCGATGATGAGACGATTAACAAAAAGTAAAAAGGGCCAGACCATGCAACGACAACCCCACGCCCTGTTGGATACCTTGATGATGATCTACGGTATCCAAACAGATAACTCGTTGGCCGATAAACTCGCCATCTCCACCGGCAGCGTCTCCCGGATTCGAAACGGCACACAAACCATCTCCGCCGCCCTAATCCTCGCCATCTACGAACGCTCAGGCATGTCGATTGACAACATCAAAGACCTGATCAAAGAAGACACTGAGCGCCGCCTACGCCGCGAAAAAGAACGCCAAGAGGCCTCCCATGCCCAGTAAAGCCACTACCCTCTTCTGCCTCATCTACGTGGCCTTCACGGGCTTTCTCGTGGGCTACATGATGGACAAAGGACCCAGCGACGACACCACCGAGCTCATCACACAAGCCTATGCCAGAGGCCGACAAGCAGGCTATAGTCAAGCGCAAAAGAACGGCGCCTGCGTTCAATGGTGGGTAGGCACGTCAGCGGACGATATGCGGGCCGCTAAGCGGTTTTTTTGCAAAGGACGATGAGAACCATGGATGAGGACAAAGAAAGCCCTACGGCGCTCTCTGACGCCTTACAGCAGCTCCTGTTCCGTGGATCAGGGGCCAAGGTCCAAGTGATGTACGTGACCCTGCAAGACGGACGACAACTCATTTTCCTCGGCTCACCACTGGCCGACGACGATTACGAACAGATCGTCGATTTCGTATTGGGCGAAACCATCGACCCCATCACCTTTTCACACCTCTCCGCGCTCTTGATGAGCAACCTCACCGCGCACTAAATTTCCCTTACGGTTGTTAGTCAAAAGATAAGAAAGCCCGCGTTTCGGCGCAGGGTTTATGTGGGTATCTTTGGGGTGGGGGATTCGAGGAGAAAGGACCACGGATCACGGCCCATGGACCGGGGTTTTGTTGTAAGAAAAGAAAGAAGAAAGGATGTTGTCAGGAAGGTAATGGGTACGTTTTTTCCATTACGTTTCTATTTTGATATGCACGATTATTACGGCAAACCGTGCGTACTATATAGGTATGTTGACCGTGAAATTTTTATTTTTTTTTTTTTGTATGAACGTACCGTAATAAACGTAATGACGTAATAAGCGAGTGTTTATGCGGGTCTATTATTACTTTTGTGTAATTGATAAGTGTAAGACGTAATTACAGTAGTGAAATTTACGGGGTGCGCGCGCGGGAACTTTTTTTGAATTTTTTTTTTTTTTGTGGTCAACATACCTGTATAGGAAAACGCGCATTGAGCGGAAAACGGGTTGTATTTACTTGGGTATGTTTTATACTGGGCGAAAGTCGGGGAAAAGAGGAAGGCATGTTGAAGGACGAAGAACGGCCCTTGTACAAGGACATCAAACCTCGGCAACACGCGGTTAGCTTTACGGCGTCCGGGCGCTATCGATACCCTTTTAAGCGGATGATTGTGAACGATTACTTTTTGGCAAGGAGCATGACGGAGGCAGAAATGGCTCGAAACGCGGTAAAGGGTTTTTGTAAACGCCACGCGGGAAAGCAATTTACTGTTCGTCAAATGCGCGATGTAGACGGTTTGTGGGTTATTAGGAGAGTGGCATGACCCGACGTAAGGATGAGACACGCACGAAGGTGGCGATGCCCAGTTTGCCTCCGGAAGTCTTGGAGCGCGTAGCAAAGGCCCCGAAGCCCGGCAGGAACGGCAAGCAGGTGATTCTGAGCCCGAAGGAATGGGCCTTTGTTCAGGAGTATGTGACCCGAGACGGGACTATGACCCGGACGGAGGCGGCTATACGGGCCGGATACACCCCAAACGCGGCCAGAGAGGCCGTAACGCGGCTTTTGGACCCTGCACGTAGTCCGCATGTCGTAGCCGCTGTAAACGAGCTCAGAAACGAACTGGCGGAGAAGTTCGGGACGACCTTCGAGCGGCACATGCGTGACCTGCAGATGATCCGTGATAAGGCTATAGAGGCCGGGGCGTGGTCTGCTGCTGTACAGGCGGAATATCGCCGTGGGCAGGCGCTGGGCACGATTTACGTAGATCGCAAGGAAGTGCGGATTGGCACTATTGACTCGATGTCAAAAGAGGAAGTGATCCGCAAGCTGCAGGAGATCAAGCAGATTTATGGCGGACCGCCCCCGACAACCGTTTTAGAGATGGAAATAAAAGAAATTGAGGAAGAGCCCGTACCAGTGGAGCCCGAAGTAAAATTTGAGCCGGGTGATTTTTTGGACGATTTGTCGTTAGGCGAGGAGGAGCCAGCACTTGTCACGAAAAAGCGAGCAGCGGCTTTTCGACAGATTAAAGCGGAATTGGACGACAGTTCACATGACGCGGATCGAGACGCGGGTGAACTTGGGGATTCCCGACCTGATGGTGGCCCTGCCGAACTCGCATTTCGTTCTAATCGAATTGAAGGTAGTTAGCGCGGGCCTGAAGATTAACCTGAGTCCTCACCAGTACGCCTTTCATATGAAACATGCGGCGCTGGGATGCCCGACCTTTGTCGTGGTGGAAGTGAACACGAAGGTTCGCGCGCCGGAGTTACTTTTGTTCACGGGCGCGCAAGTGCTCGACATATCGAAGCGGGGAATTATGGCGGACTGTGTCGCGCGCTGGCCCCTCGCAAAAATAGACTGGGAAGAATTTCACAAAAAGGTCTTGCAATTGCCGAACGAGCGCGCATAATTTCCGGACGGGCACATGCTCGGATTACATACAGGGAGAAAAACATGCCTATTACACGTACAGACGCCGCCATTGAATTAATTACTTTCGCGGATAAAAAGCTTGATCTTGACGACCGAGAATCGGCGGCGGCGCTTGTTTTGGCCGCTTGTTTTTTGGCGGGCAGCACTGAGAATATTTTATCGCTGATCAAATTAATGATGGACTCGCACGAAATCATGAGCGAAAAATGTTAGAACTTGAGGGATTAAAAAGGTCTCGCCAGTATAAAAACTGGCACAAAAAGCGGTTTCGCCATGTTATTGAGCCCCCACCTTCGAAGCCCGTCTCGTGGTTTTCCCATGTTTCAAGGCTGTTCGGCATGTGGGTTGTGCACCTGATACTAGGTAACTAATAAATACTTGACCGGCGGATAGAATCGAGCTATAAAGTTACTGCGCGCAAGCGGCGCGCTTATACAGGGAGAAAATTTTGAAAACCGTTCACTTGACAATCAAGAGCTCAAACAAGAAAACCGGCCCGATACCGGTATCTACTACCAGCGCGAAATCGTGCCCTGATTCGTGCCCGCTTAAGAAAAACGGATGTTATGCGGACGGCGGGCCGCTCGCGTTGCACTGGCGCGCTGTTACTGAGGGCCAGCGTGGCATGCATTGGGCTGAGTTTTGCGAATCAATTGAAGCTTTACCGGCGGGCCAGCTCTGGCGGCATAATCAGGCAGGCGATTTGCCGGGCCTGAATGAATCAATTAATCCGGACGCGTTGCGCATGCTAGTCAAGGCGAACACGGGAAAACGCGGCTTCACGTATACGCACAAACCGGCCAGCGCTGAAAATCTAGCGTTAATCCGTGAAGCGAACGCGGGCGGCTTCACTATCAATTTATCGGCGAATAGTCTCGCACACGCGGATGAGCTGGCGGCATTGGACGCTGGGCCCGTGGTGACGCTACTTCCGCCCGGCGCGCCCTCACTTACGAAAACCCCGGCGGGCCGTCCCGTGGTGACGTGCCCGGCCCAGCTCCGGGACGATATCAGCTGCGCGGATTGTCAGTTGTGCTCACGTGCTGAGCGGCCCTCGATTGTCGGTTTTATCGCCCACGGGGCGGGCTCAAAACGGGCCGAGAAAATAAGCTTGCATTTCCAAAGTAAGGCCCTATAATTTCCGGGCGGGCACTTGGTCCCGCTTTATACAGGGAGAAAAAAATGCAAATGAAACAAATTGCACTGGCGGTTTTTAACGATCCCGCTACGCAGGAAAAGCAAAAGCAGGCTTTTTTATATTGGCTGAATGAGGGCCACGAGACGGGCGCCCTTCTTCAGCTCTTATCGATTATTTTTGCGGAGCTGAAAAAACCAATTTATGAGGGTGTTTCATTCGACGATAGTCCATGGTCTGCAGCTGCAGAATTATTAGAATTCCACATTCAAAGCGAGCTCGAAAAGCGGGAAGGGGTGAAAAATGAAGCTTGACATTATTTCGGACCCGGGCCATGCGTGGGCGAAAGTTTCGATTCGCTTACTTGACCGCTTGAATTTGCTCGATTCGATTAGCTATTACAGTTACATGCGGGACGGTTTCGCTTATCTTGAAGAAGATTGTGATCTGGGCGTGTTAATGCATGCGGCCCAGCTGGCCGGTATCCCGTTGACCTTCCGCGAACGCGTAGCACGTGAGCGATATTCTCGCGTCCGGAATTACAGTCGATATACCCCGGAGCGGGCCCGGAATAAATTGGTTTGTAATTCTGATTAATTCGCTTATACTTTCCGGGCGGGCAAACCGCCCGCTTTTTTCAATACAGGGAGAAAATCATGTCAACACTTATGCAAGCTTCGCGTCAATGGTCTACACGTCCCGCCGAAGAGCGGTTTATTTCGCTCACGGAAATGCATGCTCAGCAAGCGGCCCAGCGCGCTATTTCGCGCGCCGCCGTGGTGAGCTCGCGTCAGCTCCGCGCAGTGCCCACGGATGACAATTCCGGCATTTTGATTGAGGGCCCGAACGGGCACGGGTTTGCCCCTTCGCATTGGGCGTTCGGCCAAGCGGCGGGCCTGATCGGCGCGCCCGCTGGGTATCTGCGTACACTCCCGGCCCCAGTGGCGGCGGACTGTATCAATTGGGGCATGCAACACGAACGGGACGCGCAGGATGTGGGCGTACTGTTAACGCGCAACGGCGAATCAGTAATTCGCGCTATGACCGGCCCGCGCTACGGGCGTGTGTGGAATGATGATGTTATTGCGGCGCTGATTGACCGCTTTGGTGACGGCGTGACGGGCGATTTCCGCGTCCCGGGCGTATGGGGCCGGGCCGTTGAAGTGGACCGCGAAAACACCACGCTGTACGCGGGAGACCGCGACATGTTCGTTTTTCTCGCCGATGAGAAAAACCGCATCGAGCTACCGGGCCGCCGGGACGGCGAGACCGGGACGCTGGCCCGGGGGTTTTTTGTCACTAATTCCGAAGTGGGCGGCGGGGCCTTGCGCGTGAAAACCTTTTTGTTCGATTTTGTTTGCGCGAATCGTATTGTATGGGGCGCTCATGAGCTCGAAGAAATATCGCTTCGGCATACGGCCAGCGCGCCGGACCGCTTCATTGAAGAAGTAGCGCCCGCGTTGCTCGCTTATTCGCAGGCCAGCGAATCGAACACGCTGAACGTGTTGCAAGCGGCCCAGCGCGAGCGGATCCCGGACGTGAGCAAGTTTCTCGCGAATCGTTTCGGGCCGCGTGTTGCCCAGCGCGTTGAACATGCGCACGTGATTGATGAGGGGCGCCCCATTGAAACGATCTGGGACGCTGTAACGGGCGCTACGGCGTACGCCCGCTCGATTCAATGGACCGCTGATCGCGTCGAATTCGAGACGCAAGCGGGCGAGCTACTGGACCTCGTAGCGTGATTCGTTTTCCCTGAGCTCGGCCCAGCTGGGCCGCGCGGACCGCCCTTCGGGGCGGTTTTTTTTCGCCCCTATAAACCGGGCCCGGCCAGCGCCGTACATTATCCCGCCGCTATGAAAAGCTTCGGCCAGCTGGCCCCGGACGCCCGGCGCGCCCCTGAGCGGATCCGGGCCCCGTGGGCCTTGGTCCCTGATCCCTGAACGTACGGCCCCAGCGCGCGCCCCGTGGGCCCAGCTGGCCGCTTCGTGGGCCGTGGGCCGTGCCCAGCTGGCCGGGATTGATTCGCCCAGCTGCAGCGCCCAGCTGGCCGCGTGTTTGTGTTTGTGTTTGTGATCCGGTTTGTGATGAGGGATCACAAACACCCAGCTGGCCGTGGGCCGTGGGCCGTGATGCGTGATGCATGCCCAGCTGGCCGCGCATGCCGGGCCGTGGGCCGCGCGCCCCGGACCGTGGGCCGTGGACCGGGGGCCGAGTCCCGGCGTCCATTCGTGCGGTATCTGGCGTAAGTGAGCACCCACCCCGGATTTTGGCCCCCCTGTCTGGCTGGCGAACGCCTAGGCCCGATTTCACACAAACAGTTACGTATTGAACTGTTTCTGTTTTTGTGGAACAATGTTGATCGTGAAACAATGTTCTAAATGTGGAAACCCGCGTGACCGTGAGCCGCAGCGTTATTGCAAGGCTTGCCATGCTTCGTACATGCGGCAATACCGCCCTAAACACTCAGACCTGCCCCCAGACGCGCGGATGCGGGCAAATACTCGTGCCTATGCCAATACCTACCTCAGGCGTGGCATGATTGAGCGTCAACCTTGCTTTTCCTGTGGAAGTGAGCACTCACAGATGCATCACCCGGATTACTCAAAACCCTTGGAAGTTGTCTGGCTGTGCCGAGAGTGTCATCTCGACTTGCACCATGACAGGGAAAAGGCCCCCGTCGAGCCAGAAAACGCTTTGCCATAAAAATTTTTGCAAAATTCAAAACCTATGGACTTAGCAAATCAACAAGATGTCGAATCGGAACGTATCAAGCTAGAACTTCGACTCTTGCAGCTTGAAGCGCAGGAACGTGCAACGTCCTCCTTCTTGGATTTCTGTCGCTACGTGTGGCCCGAGATGATTGTCGGTGAGCACCATCGCCGTATCGCTGCGGCCTTGGACCGTGTGGTCGCGGGCAAATGCAAGCGTCTGATGATCGCGATGCCTCCTCGGCACGGTAAGTCGCAGATGGGCAGTTATCTGTTCCCTGCGTACCTGATGGGCAAGAAGCCTGATTCGAAACTCATTGTCGGTTCGCACACGGCGGAGTTAGCGCAGCGTTTTGGCCGGATGATTCGAAACCTTGTGGCGGACGAGAAGTACCGGGAGTTGTTCCCTGAGTTCATGCTCTCGGCTGACAGCAAGGCGGCGGGCCGGTGGGACACGAACGCTGGTGGGGAGGCGTTCTTCATTGGTAAAGGCGGCGCGATGACGGGCCGTGGCGGTAACGTGGTTATCTTGGACGACATCTTGGACGAACAGGATGCTTTGTCGGACACCGCGATGGAGGGCACGTGGGAGTGGTATACGTCGGGTCCTCGTCAGCGTTTGCAGCCGGATGGCGCGATTATCATCATCAACACCCGTTGGCGGACCGATGATCTGTCGGGGAGGTTATTGAAGCAGCAGGGCCAGTTGAAGTCGGACCAGTGGGAGATATTGGAGTTCCCGGCGATTCTGCCGAACAATGCGCCGTTGTGGCCGGAGTACTGGAAGCTTGAGGAGTTAGAGAAGGTCAAGATGTCGATTGGCCTTCGCAAGTGGCAGGCGCAGTGGCAGCAGCAGCCGACGGCGGAAGAGGGTGCGATATTAAAGCGCGAGTGGTGGCAGCGTTGGGAGCACAACTCGCCGCCCAAGTGTGAGTACTTAATTCAGAGTTATGACACGGCGTACAGCAAGAAAGAGACGGCGGACTTCTCTGTGATTACGACGTGGGGCGTGTTTGTGCCGAACGCGGACTCGGGGCCGAACATTATTTTGTTGGACGTGGTGAAGGGCCGGTGGGACTTCCCGGAGTTAAAGCGTATTGCCAAGGAGCAGTACAGCTATTGGAATCCTGACAACGTCTTGATCGAGGCCAAGGCCACGGGCGTGACATTGCAGCAGGAACTGCGGCGCGTGGGCATACCGGTGACGATGTACAACCCCGGTGGACGGCGCGCGGGTCAGGACAAGATAAGCAGGGCGCATGCGGTGGCTCCGTTGTTCGAGAGCCGGATGGTCTGGGCACCTGAGACGGAGTGGGCGGAGGAGCTGATTGAGGAGTGTGCGGCATTCCCGAATGGCGATAACGACGACATGGTCGATTCGACAACACAGGCCATGATGCGCTTTAGGCAGGGCAACTTTGTGACCTTGGAGACGGACGATGTCGAGGAGGAGGGAAGCGATGCGCTTGTGTATGAGTATTATTAGCTCTAGAATCCCTCAAGTTTAACCTTGCTAAAGGTACGCCATGGACTTTAACGCCTTAAATAGCTTTATCGATGAGGACAATGCCTCCGAGGGCTATGATGATCTTGTGGGATTTTCCGAAGGCGGTCCCGTGGGCGAGGACATGGAGGACGATGAGCAGCCGAGCCTTCAGTATTTTGCTCAGGGTGGTGAGGTAGAGGAAGCGCAGGCAATTTTGACGCGCATGCCTAAGCCGGGTAGAGCAGCGCAGATGCTGCAGAGTTTTGCTGAGGGCGGTGAAGTACAGAAGACGCCGTTCCCTGAGCTGTTGGACATTAGCAAGCAGGTGAATGCGGCGGGTGCGCCGGTCGAGAAGCTTGCGACACCGACCACGGCTCCTGCGTCAGCGTCCGTTCCATCGCAGATCAACATCCCGACATTCCAGCCTGTTGCTGCGCCGCCCACGGGCCCGAGCATAATGACGCCGACGCCTGCTCCGCTTACGGGGTTGGGTGCGCAGCCTACTTTGTCTCAGCCGTCGACGGCCCCGACATCGACGGCGCGGTCGTTGTTTGAGCAGATCAATCCAGCGGCATTGGCAGCGACACCGACGTACACAACGCCGACGTTTACACCGACTGTACAGACGTTTACCAAGCCGACACTGTTGACGAAAGAGGAGTTGCAGAAGGCGCAGCCTCCTCTTGTGCGGTACGAGCCGAGTGCAACGTATGGTGGACTGGAGACGTACAAGGGGCCCTTGCAGACGAGTCCTTACGTAGATATACCCGGCGCTCCGGGGTCCGATGGCGCTCCTGCCCCAGCACCTGCAGCACCTGCGAACATGACGCCGGGGGGTTACAAGTACACGACGTATACCTCGTTGACCCCGGATCAGTTGGTGGGCTTGGGCAATAAGGCGCAGTTAGGGCAAACCTTTACAGGGATCGTGAAGCGTCAGCAGGATGATGCAACGGCTATTCGCACTGAGTTTAACAATGCGATAGCCAGTGGCGACATTGAAACAGCGACAGCGTTGAGGCCGCTTCTTGTACAGAAGGAGGCGGATTTACGCCAAGCCATTACGGACCAAGGGCTCGTAAATAAATATTTCACAGGCGTAGGTGGAGCGTTTGAGACACCGGAGCAGTATCGTCAACGAGTGCAGACGGCTCGGTTAACGGGAAGTAGATTGGGGCCTGAGCTTACTTCCGTGTCATTAGAGGGGCTGCAATACAAGCTTCCAGAAACGTCTGCCAAGGGTGCCGTTCCCACACCTTTTGCAGCCCAAATCAATACGCAAAAAGCTGAGTATGACGCGGCGGTGGCCGTGTATGAGAACTTGGCGAGTGCGTATGGCAGGGAGAATCCGTTCGTCAAAAACTATCTTGCAGAGGTAGTGACGCCGCAGAAGGCGGACTACGACATGCTGATAGCCAAGCCGGTAAGCACTGCAGCGACTGCAGCAGACCGGCTATTGTCCAGTCCGACTTTGGCGAAAGCGTATACCCCACCGAAGTTATCGCCGACGTTCAAGGTGTCGAATACGATGGCGGCGTTCAAAGGGATCGTAGGCGGTTTGGAGACCTCGGTGAGGCAGTTGACCAATACAAGAGATGCTGCGGCAGCGGCGGGGTTGACTGGCTATGTTTCGCAGTTGGACGAGGCACTTGAAGCGGAACAGGGCAAGTTGAGCAAGGCCTTGGAAGATCGTCAAGCGGCAGTGGACAATTCTTTGCCTGACCCTGTAAAACGAGCGATGGGCTCTCCGCCCGAGGGCGAGATGTTGGAGAGTCAGTCGAGGGCCTTACTAAAAAAGTTATCGGGGGGCAGTGAGGCCAACACTGTCCCCCTGCAGAAGTTCAACAAGGGTGGGGCGGTAAACAAGGCTCAAGGATCACCGATCTACGGCGAGATTCCGGACAGCGGGCCTATCACAGCGGACACCAGAGCGGCGTTCAAGGCCAAGGGCCCGAGTGCGTCGAGTGTTGTATCGGACGCGGCGAGGTTGTTGAGGAACATCACGGGCGAGGGCTTGTCGAATCTTGAATCGAGAATACGGGGCTCTGTAGCCACGATCCCCGGAACCTTTGGCGATATCGAGTCGATCTTTAGAGAGAGCGACAAGACGCGCAAACTGGCGACGACGGAAGAGGTCTTGCGGGATTACATGCCGGGTCGTTTGACCAAGCCCACGAAGGAAGCCAAGGGCTTTGAAGAGTTGGGTACGTATCTTCCTTTGGCGATTCCTGCGGGAACCGTGAGTAAAGCAGCGACGATGACGGGCAAGGGTGTTGAAAAAGGTGCTGCGAAGATGTTAGAGCGCCTTGGTCCACGGACCGGGCGTAGTTGGGAGCCGTTGCTTGCACAGGCGGGTGCCGCTCCGATGTACGCGGTCAAGACCAAGGGTGGAGCGTTTTATCCTGAGGGTATGGGATCGGGCGTAGATACGTATTTAGACCGCGTCGTTAAAGGGTTGACTGGGGCGGAGAATCTGGCAGGCCGGGACGCTAAGGCGGTGGCGGACTTTATTCGTACCAAGGGACGTAAGTATCTGACTTCGGTGTATGGCACGGCAGAGGATCCATTACGTCTGGCAGTGATTGAAGGTCGGATGCCGTTGTACGGCTCGGATCAAGAGCGGTTCAGGGATTACCTGTTGGACGCAGCGCGCGCGGGCAATCCGAATGCGATTAAGGACCTTGAGCGCTTTTACGATGAAGCAACACATCTAAGCACACAGGGCTATGTCCCAGCAGGGGCGACGGACCCTTCCTATGTAATAGGTAACCGTATGCAGACAGCGCAACGTGAGCGACTGCTTGCTGAAGGGGTGCCAGAGGATTTAATTAATCCAGTTTATCCTGCAACGAATACTGCGCAGCAAATGGCAGAGACTACCTATTCAGAGCCCCGCAAGAAGTTAGGCGAACTGTTGCAGGGGATGGAAGCGTTGCCCCCGGACATGCGAGAGTCGTATGTACGCGGAGTGGGCGATACGGATAAGGGAATACAGTCCCTTTTGTATTCGGCGACCAAAGAGCAGCCGATCTACGACCTTGCAACTACCCCAAGCATGGACTTCCTGAAGCCTAACAATCTGGCCGAGGGCATTGCATCGATACCCCTTAGAGACCTTGAGCGCATGACGTTCCCTGAAGCGGTGGTCAAGGGGGCGCAGAACATGCGTCTAAAGCGTGATCGCGGGTTAATGTTGGAGAAGGCGCGAGACGGTAAGGCGGTTCCTAAAGAGATTTATTTTGACGGAACCCAGCCTGTCTACGAGATTGACAAGAATCAGAAGTGGGTGCGTATTATGTCGCCTGATGCAGTGGAGCTAGAAGGGGCAGCGATGCGGCATTCGATTGGTGGCTATAAGACCAAAGACGATTACAACCTAGGTGGCAAAAAAGCCTTTAACTCGGGACTCGCGCGCATCTTCTCTTTGCGTAATGAGAAGGGCGTACCACAGGTGACGGTTGAGACGAAGTTCACGGACGAAGACGGCTTGATGATTAAAGAAGTCAGATCGAAGTTCAACAGTGAGCCTACAGCAGCGGAGAAGCGCGCAGTGTTTCAGTTATTTGAGACACTAGGTCCAAGAGAAATCAGATCCACCAAGTACAGAAACAGTCGCACAGGAGAGACTTTGAAAGAAGAGGATCGCGTAGAGGTCAACTGGGGCGACGAGTTCAAAAACTACATGCAGTACAAAAACAAGGGTGAGGAATAACCATGCCAGTAGATAAGCTCGGGGAAAACGAAAAGCCCTTGTCCGTGGAGATTGAAGCGGCAGGCATGCCTGAAATCGAAATCGTCTTGGAAGAGGATGGTGGGGCGACAGTTGAGATGGGCGAGGACGAAGCTGCGGAAGTGGACTTCTATGACAACTTAGCCGAGGTGATTAGCGCGGACGATCTGTCGGAAATGTCGCAGACATTGTTGGCGTTGTACGAGGCGGACAAGTCATCGCGGTCGGACTGGGAGACGATGTACTCCAAGGGCCTTGATCTGTTGGGCTTGAAGCTTGAAGAGCGGACCAAGCCTTTCCGTGGTGCGGCGGGGGCAGTGCATCCGATGTTAACTGAGGCGATTGTGCAGTTCCAAGCACAGGCGATGAAGGAGTTGATGCCGTCCAGTGGTCCGGTTAGGACGCAGATTGTGGGTAAGGAGACCTTGGACAAGGCGCAGCAGGCCTCGCGTGTGCAAGATTTCATGAATTACCAGCTAACGACGGTGATGGAGGAGTACACACCGGAGTTTGATCAGGCGCTTTTCTACCTTGGTTATGGTGGATCGGTGTTCAAGAAGGTGTATTACGACCGTTATTTGGGTCGGATGGTGTCCAAATTGGTCTTGGCGGACGATTTGTACATCCCGTATTACGGCTCAAGTGTCATGAGCCAATGCTCACGGGTCACGCATCGTGTGGCGATGTCCACGAACGAGTTTAAGAAGCGTGTTTTGGCGGGTGAGTACCTTGATTTGGACTTGCAAGCAGAGGCTTTTGACCCGACAGCGAGCGATATTTCGCAGGCGATAGACAAACAGACGGGTTTAACGCCATCTGACGAAGCCGAAGAGATGTTTTTGCTTGAGATGCACGTTGATTATGACGTGCCGGGCTTTGAAGATGTCGATGAGGATGGTGAGCCGACGGGAATTAAGCTGCCGTTCTTGATTACGATTGAAGAAGTCAGCGGTCGCGTGGTCGGTGTGCGTCGAAATTGGGAAGAGGACGACGATTTAAAGCTTCGCATCCCTGCGTTTGTGCATTACGTGCTGGTTGAGGGTCTGGGCGCGTATGGTTTGGGCTTTGTGCATCTGATTGGTGGCTTGTCGAAGACGGCTACGATGGCGATGCGGCAGTTGTTGGATGCGGGAACGCTCTCGAATCTGCCTGCGGGCTTCAAAGCGAAGGGTGCGCGTATCGCAGATAGCGATAATCCGATTCAGCCGGGCGAATGGCGTGACATTGATGCGGGTGGTGCGGAGTTGACGGCGTCGTTGTTGCCGTTGCCGTACAAAGAACCGAGCCAGACGCTGTTCTCGTTGCTTGGTTTTGTGGTGGATGCGGGCAAACGCTTGGCATCGATTGCTGACATGCAGGTGGGTGAAGGCAATCAGATGGCGGCGGTGGGTACGACCATTGCGTTGATGGAAAAAGGCTCGATGGTGATGTCGGCCATCCACAAGCGCCTGCATTATTCGCAGAAGATGGAGTTCCAACTGCTTGCCAAGGGCTTTGGTAAGTATCTGCCGGACGAATATCCGTATGAGGTGCCGGGTGCGTCGAGAAAAATCAAGAAGCATGACTTCAATCAGCTGGTGGCGGTACTTCCTGTGGCTGATCCGAACATCTTCTCGGTGGCCCAGCGCATCACTTTGGCGCAAACGCAGTTGCAATTGGCGCAGACAGCGCCGATGATGCACAACATGTACGAGGCGTACTACCGTGTGTATGCGGCGATGAACGTCAGAGACATTGATGGCATCTTGAGGCCGCAGAATACGCAGATGCCGAAGGACCCCGCGCAGGAAAACGCGGATGTATTGGATCAGATGGAGTTGAAGGCGTTCTCTGGTCAGCAGCATGACGCGCATATCTTGTCGCATTTGATCATGGGCATGTCGCCGATGTTGCAGGCGAACCCGCAGGCGGCGATGACGCTGCAGAAGCACATTTTGGATCACGTGCGCAAGAAGGCGGAGGAGATTGTCGAGGCGCAGTTGTTCTCGGAGTATGGTGCGGACCCTGATCGTATGGTGTCGCCGATCCAGAAGGAGGGCATGATCGCGTTGGAAGTGGCTAAGGCCATGATGGAGCTGCGTGGCATTCAAGCGCAGCTGTCTGGTGAGGGTCCTGACCCTGTGGTGCAGCTGAAGCAGGCAGAAATCCAGCAACGTGCACAGGCGGACAGCCAGCGTATCCAGATTGAGGGTGCGAAGTTAGAAGTAGAGAAGCAAAAGGCAGCGGAGGTGCAGCGCGCTAACATGGCACGTGTGCAGTCGCAGGAAAATATTGCGATGTTACGAGCGGATGTGGCGCGAGAGCGTCTTAACCAAGTCAGTCAACAGCAAGGAGCACAAAATGCCTCTTAAAAAGGGTTCTAGCCAGAAGACGATCTCGGGCAATATCAGCGAGATGATGGGTGCATTTAAGAAAAGTGGCTCGATAGGCACGAGTAAGCCCAAGAGCAAGAAGGCAGCGAACAAACAGGCGGTTGCGATTGCTTTGTCTACTGCTGGCAAGTCGAATAAAAAGGCTAAGGGCGGTGCGATGAAGGGTGTGCAGGGCCCTGCGATGATTGTGAAGAAAAGAGACGGGAATAACCCGGTTAAGATTTATTGATTTTCAAGCTTTCCAGACGGTAGCTTAGAACCGTCTGCTCTCATGGAGATTTACCATGCTGGAATTTGCGGAAGCAGTTCTAAAGGACCTGCGAACACTGAGGTCTGACACTGAAGCTATGGTGTTGAATGGCTCGGTGACTTCTATGGAGCGGTATCGTTTCCTGATGGGCCGTCTGGAAGGCTTGAACTTGGTTGAGGACGTTATGAAAGAACGCCTCAAGAAGTTTAGTGAGATGGACTAACCCCTAAGGAGGACTGCATGGAAGCCGTAGAAGAGAAGCAAGACAACTTGACTGCTTTGGAGCGCAAGTGGTTGGAGCAGCAACAGAATAGGGCCCCAACCATCGACGATGTCTTCAACGATGAAGGCCAGTTGGACGAGGTGAAGTTGAACGAGAGCGTTCGCGACCATCTCCCGCGTCCGACGGGCTGGCGTATTTCTCTTTTGCCTTATCGCGGGGCCCGAGTGACGAAGGGCGGCATTGCGATTGCAGAGGAGACGCAGAAAAAGACGCAACTGGCGACTACCTGTGCCTATGTGCTTGAGGTAGGTCCGTTGGCGTACTGCGACGAGAGCAAGTTTCCAGACGGCCCGTGGTGCAAGCCGGGGGATTGGATTGTTTTCGGTCGCTATGCGGGTTCGCGCATTCCGATTGAGGGCGGCGAGATACGCCTTATCAACGATGACGAGGTTTTGGCGACGATTGCCAATCCCGAAGACATTGTCCACATGCTCTAAAGGAGAAACACATGTCAAATGAACAACTAGAGTTCAGTATTGGCGACGACGAGAGTCCAGCCACGATTGAAATGAACGAAGATGGCTCTGATGCTGTCTTGGCGGACGCTCCGCAGGCCCCAGAGGTAGAACTTGAGCCGCCGCAGCAGTCGCAGGAGCAGAAGCAACACGCCAAGGACTTGGATGAGTACAGTTCCGGTGTTCGTAAGCGCATTGAGAAGCTGACAGCGCGTTTACGAGAGACGGAGCGTCGCGAACAGGCAGCGATTGAGTACGCCAAGAACGTCCAGCAACGGGCAACGCAGTTGGAGCAGCAATTCCGTCACACGGATGCGGAACGACTGAACGAAGCCAAGGGTCGGATGGATACTCAGATCGCTGCGTTAAAGCAGGTGATCCGTCAGGCCCGTGAAGAAGGCGATTTTGACACGGAGACTGAGGCGCAAGAGCGTTTGACAGCGATCATGATGGATCAGCGGCAGGTGCAACAGGCTGCAGCCCAGCGTGAACAGCAGGAACAGCTTGCGGCGTATCAGGCCCAGCAGCGACAGGCTTTGCAACAGCAGCAACCCGCCCAGCAACAGGCGTCTGAGCCTGATCCTCGTGCTGAGGAGTGGGCGGAGCAGAACCCGTGGTTCGGTGCTGATGTGCCGATGACACATGCCGTGTTTGGTATCCATGCTCAGTTGGTCAATAAGGAACGATTTGACCCCCAGAGCGAGGAGTATTATGATGAACTGGACAGGCGTATCCGCGAAGCGTTCCCTCACAAGTTCCAAGAAGGAAACGCGTCGTCTGCGCCCCAAAAACAACAGAGAGTACGGTCCGCGCATTCCGTTGCTCCTGCAACCCGCTCGTCGGGAGTTAATACAGCGCGCCGCAGCGTGAAACTGACCCCAAGTCAGGTAGCGATTGCCAAAAAACTTGGTGTTCCGTTAGAGGAATACGCCAAATACGTTAAGGAGTAAGACCATGGATAAGATTGACGTGCCTTCATTAAATCGTAAGTCGCGGGAAGCCGAAAGCCGTACCGCAACTGCGCGCCGCAAACCGTGGGCTCCTCCTTCGAAGCTGGATGCGCCTCCTGCTCCTCCGGGCTATAAGCATCGTTGGATCAGAGCGGAAGCAAACGGATACGATGACCGTATTAACGTGGCTTCTCGCCTGCGTGAGGGATATGAGTTGGTACGTGCCGACGAGTACCCTGACTTTCTTGGCACTCCGATGGATAGCAACCGACACGCCGGGGTTCTCGGTGTGGGAAGTTTGCTTTTAGCACGAATTCCTGAGGAGACGGTAGCAGAGCGCAATGCGTATTACAGCTCACGGTCCCGAGACCAAATGCAAGCTGTTGACAACGACTTGATGAAATCAAATGCGCATGACAGCATGCGTATCACCAAGCCGTCCCGTCAGTCCCGAACAGTCTTCGGAAGTCCGAAGGCTGACGAGTAAACTTTTTTAAGGAATAGACAAATGGCAAACGTCGATAAAGCCTTTGGTCTTCGTCCTCTTGGCAATCTATCTGCTACTGGTGCCCAGAAGCAGTACAGCTATGTCATTGCGGACAACCAAGCAGGCGCTATCTATCAGGGTGACCTAGTCACTCTTGTTGGTGGCTATCTTGTTAAGTACGTTAGTGGCACTCACGCCACTGCAGTTGGCGTATTTAACGGTTGCAACTACATTGATCCAACCACCGGTAAGCCAACTTGGAAGCAGTACTATCCGGGTTCGGTGAACATCACTTCGGGCCAGATTCTGGCTGAAGTGCTTGACGATCCTAATCAACTGTTCCTAGTTCAGGCTGATGAAGACATCGTCCAAGCAGATATTGGTCAGAACGCTGCTGTTACTGCTACGGCAGGCAGCAACATCACTGGTCTGTCTGCGATGGAACTGGATTCGTCCACTATCCTGACTACTAACACACTGGTCCTAAAGATTGTTGGTCTGTACAACGCACCCAACAACTCCTTAGGTGAAAACTTCACCCAAGTCGTCGTAAAGATCAATGCGCATCAGTACGGCAGCATTGGTGTTGCTGGCCTGACCTAATAGGAGCTAAATCATGGCTATTTCACGCGCACAACTAGTTAAAGAGTTGGAGCCCGGCCTGAACGCCCTGTTCGGCCTTGAGTACAAAAACTATGAGCAAGAGCATCTGCAGATTTACGACGTTGAGTCGTCAGATCGTGCATTTGAAGAGGAAGTCATGCTGTCTGGCTTCGGTGAGGCTCCGGTCAAAACCGAAGGTGCTGGCTTGGCATACGACACCGCTCAGGAAGTCTTTACCGCTCGCTACACCCACGAGACGATTGCTCTGGCATTCTCTCTGACGGAAGAAGCGGTGGAAGATAACCTGTACGACCGTTTGGCTCGTCGTTACACCCTCGCTCTGGCCCGTTCGATGGCAACTACCAAGCAGATCAAGGCCGCTTCGGTCTTGAACGGCGCTTTCACCACCTCGATTGGTGGCGACGGCGTTGCTCTGTGCTCGACGGATCACCCTATCATTGGTGGCCCAGACCAGAAAAACGAACTGGCAACCGCTGCTGACCTTTCCGAGACTTCTTTGGAACAGGCCATCATCGACATCCAGTCGTTGGTTGACGAGCGCAACCTGAAGATCGCAATCCAAGGCCTGAAGCTGATCATCCCGAAAGAGCTTCAGTTCACTGCGGATCGCATCATGAAGTCCACTCTGCGTGTTGGCACTGCCGACAACGACATCAACGCCCTGAAGAACATGGGCATGATTCCGCAGGGCTACACTGTCAACCACTACCTGACCGATCCGGACGCATGGTTCGTTAAGACCGACGCTCCGAACGGCATGAAGATGTTTGAACGTGTAAACATGAAGACCGCCTTTGAAGGTGATTTCGAAACTGGCAACATGCGCTACAAGGCGCGTGAGCGTTACAGCTTCGGCTTCTCCGATTGGCGCGGTATCTTCGGCTCGCCCGGCGCGGCCTAAGAGAAAAAGGGGAGCTTCGGCTCCCCTTTTTTTTAGTCGTAAAATGGCAAGAACTAGATGAAAAGGAGTTGTTTATGCCATACAAGCATGATGTATGCGGCATTTACAAGATAGTTAACGCTGCGACAGGGCAGTGCTATGTCGGCCAGTCGCAACGGGTTAAAAAACGATTAAGGGAACACTTCAGGCTGTTACGAAATAACAAACACCCCAACTCTCACTTGCAAAACGCGTTTAACAAATACGGTCTCTCTAGTTTTTATGGGTCTATTGAAATAGAGTGTAAGGACTTGAGCGAGTTGGACCAGTTGGAAGAAGCCTTCTTAAAAAATGATGCGTGGTTTGAAGAAAAGACGGTCTACAATGTTGCAGACTTTGCCAAGGCTCCGATGCGTGGTAAAACGCATAGTGAAGAGGTAAGGGAAAAAATACGGCTGGGCAGGCGGGCTTCGACCTTTGATTACAAAAGCCCGGAATACCGAAAAACGCTGTCAGAAGCACAAATGGCAAGGCTTCAGCAAGACCCGAAATTCGTTGCAAAGCTGGGTTTTATTCTAAATAATCCAGAAATGTCTTACGCAGAACGTGCAAGACAACTTGGCGCAGACATCAGTTCTGTTCGAAAGCTTGCTATTAAGTATCAACATTTAAGAGGAACCATATAATGGCTCAGACACGCTTCTCAGGCCCAGTCGCATCTGACAACGGCTTCATCGGGGGCATCGGTGGAACATTTACCGCCGTACTCAAAACCTCGGCAACCATCGATTTCACCTCCCTTTCGGCTAACACCACAGCGGATTCCGCAAACATTACCGTGACCGGTGCTGCTGTAGGCGACCCTGTGATTGTTGGTGTTCCCGCAACGATTGCAGCTGGTCTTGTAATCACTGGTTACGTTTCTGCCACCGATACCGTCAAGGTTCGTGCGGCTAACGTCACTGCATCGCCTATTGATCCGGCTTCCGGTACGTATACGGTCACAGTGATCAAAGCAACCGCCTAATAGGGGGGTCTCATGAGCTTTGCAAGTGATATCTCGGCGGTAACGAAGACAACTTCGGATGACGCCATTAGCGGCAGGACACGTGTTCAAGGGGTGTACTACACCTGCAGTAACACTGCGTCGTCGTTTTCGCTAAAGAACGGAAGCACAAGTGGCGGTACGGCGTTGATCACGATTAACACTCCTGCTGCGGCAGGTGCAGTTGATTTGATCTTCCCAGACGACGGTATTCTTTTTTCAAGCGGCGTCTTTATTGACCTCGCAGATGCCGAAGTAAAAAGCGTCACGTTGTTGTTTGTGGGCGGCGCAGCTGTCTAACGATGGCGACGAAAAAGTCCAAAGGAATGGGCATTGCTACTTCGGTGAAGTCGGGGAATTTTCGATCCACCAAGTCTGGAGCGGGCATGACGAAGCAAGGTGTTGCTGCTTATCGTCGTGCTAATCCGGGCAGCAAGCTCCAAACCGCTGTGACTGAAAGTAATCCATCGGGGGCGCGCGCGAAGCGTCGTAAGTCGTTTTGCGCACGTTCTGAGGGGCAGATGAAGATGTACCCAGAGGCAGCAAAGGACCCAAACAGCCGTATCCGCCAAGCGCGGCGTCGGTGGAAATGTTGAGGAGTATGCGGTGCAGCTAGTAGAGATTTGGAGTGCAGCATTAACGCTTCTTGTGGGTGTACTGGGTTACATCATGCATGAGAAGTTTAGTGAGCTTGCGCGCATCACAATTTTGCTTAATCGCACTCGCGAGGAGATTGCTCGCGATACTGTGACAAAGGCAGAAGTAGATAAGATTACTGAGCATATCGACCAGCGATTCAATCGTCTGGAAGAGAAGATTGATCGTTTAATAGAACGTCGATAGGAGGTCAAAATGTTGTCGAAAAAGATTGCGCAAGCAGTATCTAACGCTGTAAAGGGTAGACAAGGGGCAGACGCTCGCCCACGTCGTGGCATGAGCCTGATTGCCGATTTAGTGGCATCAAAGATTGCTAAGGGCAATGCTATGAAAAAAGGCGGCGCAGTAAAGAAGTCTTCTGACGCTATGGGTCGTGCTGTTAAGCGTAAAACTGCGGACGTAAAAGGCCGCGCTATGAAGAAAGGAAAGTAATCATGGCTGGACGTGGAATGGGTGCCGCTACCAAAGGCGGCGGTGCAGTAGAAAAAGGTCCTCGCAACAAGATGCTGTCGAAGACTAGCCAGACCTCGGGTCCAATCATGATGGCTGAAGGTGGCGCAGTAGGTCGCATGGCAAGAGGGATCGCAGGAGAATATGCAGGTGGCGTTAAAAAGGTCATGGAAGACGTAAACCGCATTGTAGGAACTGAAAGCGGTAAAAGAAAAGACCGAGAAGTAGAAGCAAAAGCACGAGAAGGAATTAATCTCGAAAAAGAATTTGATAAAAAGCGCCAAAGAGAAGAAGCTTCTCGCTATGCCAAAGGTGGTGCTGTGAATCAGCACAAGCGCATGGCAATGGGCGAAGCTCCTGTCAAGATGATGGGCGGCGGCATGATGAAGAAGGGCTATGCTGCTGGTGGCGCAGTCAAGAAGAAGATGATGGCGAGTGGCGGCAAAGGCCGTTAATGGCGTATCTGATCAGTAATATCCCGTACTTCAAGTGCTGGGTGAGACGTGAATTTACTCACATGCATCAGAAGTACCATGGTGAATACTTGCATGCGATGGCGATTGCGGTAAACACCATGCCTGACCGCTGTTTGAGCTTCCAACTAGTTTTTACAGGTTGTGAGAGCGATGCAGATGGATCAGAAAATGTGCATGGCGGTGCCATGTGGGCGAGGATGCCGATCACGGCGTTAGTTGGGGACATTCGGTTGGATGAGTGGCCCGAACGGATGCCAACGCATCTTGCGCAACCATGGGACTGCCCTTCGCATCATCACACAGTAGTCAAGTTTGCCCGCACAGGCCCGAGTCCGTGGTTGTGCAAGATAGCAGGTGAGTTTTACACGGGGCGCTACTTGTTTACGGTGGATTATGCGGAGAGCGAGATCGCTGATTGTCCGGCGCAACACAAACAAAGCCATGTGTTGGTGCTGACCGATGCGGGCAAGTGGACCGGGAACATTGTGGCTTTGCCAAATAACCGTGTTCGTGTGACAAGTCCTGCTTATTGGGAGACTGGAAACGGCGCTCCTGATTTTAGACCGAGCCAGTGGATTCACTGTGCTGAGCAGGATGATAGTTACATGGACCCCGATGTGACGTTTGATAACTTGTACAAAGAGTAATGGCTACTTCCGGTACAACAGTTTTTGACCTACAAATCGACGACTTGGTCGAGGAGGCGTTTGAGCGTTTGGGCATGCAAATGACCAACGGCAAACAGCTTTCGACCGCTCGTCGATCCTTGAACTTGATGTTCTTGGAATGGGCTAACCGTGGGCTGAACCTGTGGACCATTGAACTAGCGACATACAACCTTGTACAAGGGGATACAGAAATATCTTTGCCGACTGATACGGTTAACGTGTTGTCAGCAGTGATCCGTCTGACTGGACAGACGCCTGCAACCGACATCATCATTGAGCGCATCAGCCGTGCGGAGTATTTGAACGTGCCGGATAAGACTACGCAGGCGCAACCTGCGCAGTATTACGTCCAGCGCACCAATGTACCGAAGGTGTTTTTGTATCCTACGCCGGACCAGAATTACCAGTTGCGGTATTACCGCATTCGTCGTATGCAGGATGCAGGGGATTACACCAACACGGCAGACGTGAACTTCAGGTTCTTGCCATGCTTGGCAGCAGGTTTATCGTATTACTTATCGTTGAAGTACGCGCCTGAGCGCACGGTCATGATGAAGCAGCTGTACGAAGAAGAGTTTGCACGTGCGGCGGCAGAGGATCGAGATACTGCTAGTGCGTATTTTGTTCCTGAGGTAGGGGCGTAGTGTGGCATTTGCTACAGGCAAATTTTCGTTCGGGTTGTGTGACTACTGTGGTCAGCGCTACCCGTACAATGTATTAAAGAAGAACTGGCGTGGGTTTAAGGTTTGTCCTGACGATTACGAGCCGAAGGAACCGCAGTTGGAGCCGCTTCGTTATAAAGGCGATGCGATTGCGATACAGGAGCCAAGGCCAGATCGTCTTGAACCTACGACAGTGTTTGTCGGAATGCCTGCGGATTCGGCGTTTCAAAGTAGGGGCAGTATTTATGCTGCGCAGAACATTACGGACATGCGTCCTTATCCGCTTCAGGCTCCGCCAGTGGGGTATGGAGCGGTAGGGGCGGTAACAATAGCGATAACTTAGCCATGACTTACGACGAACTGGTTACCAACATCAGGAACTACACCGAGGTCGGGAGCAATGTCTTCACGAACGCGGTGATCAATACGTTCATTACGATGGCGGAGAACCGGATTCTTCGTGACATCGATTTGGATGTCTTCAAGAAGGAAGTCAGTGGCACGATGACTTCGGGCAATAAGTTCTTGTCCACGCCTACAGACATCTTGACGCACCGTTATCTGATGTTGACGGATGCGAGCAACAACCAGCTTTTCCTTGATTTCCGCGATACGTCCTTCATGAAGGAGTACTGGCCGGATGGTTCCGATACAGGGACACCGAAGTACTACTCGGTTTGGGATCAAAACACTTTTTATGTTGCTCCGACACCGGGCTCAGCCTTTGCGGTTGAGCTTGGCTATATCTATCGTCCAGCGCAGTTGTCTTCCACAAACCCGAATACGTGGGTGAGTGACAACGCACCAGAGGCTCTTTTGTATGCTTGCTTGGTGCAGGCTTACAGCTATACAAAAGGTCCTACGGATATGCTGGGTTACTTTGAGAATAGCTACAAACAGGCGCTGCAGGGTCTGGGTATCGAGCAGCAGGGTCGCCGTCGTCGTGATGAATACAGAGACGGCATGATACGTTTGAAAGTTAAATCGGAGTCACCCGGACCATGATAGGCGGCGGCGTACTACTAGGCGACATCAAGGCGGTTATGGTTTCTGGACGTGGATTCACGCCAGAAGAAGTAGCCGAGATGGCGTTGGAAAAGATTGTTTATATTGGGGAAGGTTCCCACCCTGTCATTCGTGAACAGGCGGAAGCTTTTAAAACCCAAATACGTGCGGTATTGGTGAGATACATGCGGCAAGCCGTTGCATCTCACAACACCACGCTTGCAAACCGCCTTCGCGAAGCGGGGCACCCTGAGCTTATAAAACTTTTGGAGGATTGATATGCCTATCTCTGTAACCACTGCCATGCCTACCTCGTTCAAGGTAGAGATTCTGCGGGCAGTTCACAACTTTACCGCTTCCACGGGCAATACCTTCAAGATTGCTTTGATGAAAGCAACTGCAGTAGGTTCGGGCACCTATGGTGCGGCAACGACCAGCTACACCGATTTGACTGGTAACTCGGATGAGTTGCCTAACGGTAGTGGCTATACCACGGGTGGTAACACGTTGGTTTCTGTCACGCCTGTAGCGGATGGCACCACAGCGGTCTGCGACTTTGACAACACCACGTGGTCCACTGCGACGTTTACAACATGCGGCGCGATTATCTATAACGACACTGCAGCGGGTGATCCAGCTTGCGCGGTATTGAGCTTTGGTGGTGACCAGCAGGTGAGTTCGGGTGACTTCCAGATTCAGTTCCCAGCACCAGCTGCTGCTACTGCCATTATTCGCATTGCCTGAGTAAGGAAAAAATGTGTCCGTACCTGCAGCGGCTTGGGGCGATGATGGCTGGGGCGACTCCTCGTGGAGCGGCTTGCCTATCTCTGCAAACGGCTGGGGTGCGGATGCGTGGGGCGACAACGGCTGGGGCGGATTCGTCTCTGGCACTGTTGTCAGCGTCACTGGCGTTGAGGGCACAGGGCAGGTAGGAACAGTTACCCCGGTTGTCCTCTATGCCGTAAGTGGCGTAGCGGCGACGGGGGCGGTAGGATCGGTAGGACTGGTTGTTGGTGACACGGTCATCCCGGTTGGGGTGGTGGGCACCGGAGCGATAGGCACAGTTGCTGTAGCGGTTGTAGAGACGGTAACTGGGGTATCGGGTAGTGGTAGTGCAGGAACGGTAGTACCAAGCGTCATTGAGCGCGTTACCGGGGTTGTCGGCACGGGGGCGGTAGGAACGGTCGCTAAGGCGATTTCTTACACGGTCACGGGGGTCGCGGGCACGGGCGCGGTGGGGACGAGTGTTCCGGTAGTACGTCCAACGGTGGTAGGTGTTAGTGCCGCCGGGGCGGTTGGAACGGTCTCGATTTCGGTGACGGATGCGGTTATCCCCACGGGGGTATCTGGCACGGGCGCGGTGGGCAATGTTGTTCCGCTGGTTCGTTATGGGGTTACTGGGGTATCGGCTACGGGGGCGGTTGGCACTGTAGCGGTTACTTCGAAAGTGGTCCCAACAGGGGTTGTTGGCACTGGTAATGTAGGCACCGTAAGTATTATCATCGGTGTAGTTTTCAATGTTACGGGTGTTGAAGGAACGGGTGCAGTTTCTGCTCCTACGCCGAAGATAAGCTATGTACCAAGTGGGGTACAGGGGCTGGGTGACGCGGGGCAGGTAGCGTTCCAAATTAGCAGTAATGTGACGCCGGTTGGGGTTGAGGGCGTTGGTGAAGTTGGTCAGGTTACTCCGTCGTATGACATCGATGTACCGGTTGTCGGCGTTGAAGGAACGGGCCAAGTAAACGATGTAAACGCTTTTGTCGTTAAGAAGGTATTCCCGGTAGGCGTAGAGGGAACCGGCTTGATGGGAACGGCGACAGTCCGTGTGGATAACACGGAGGTAGTCACCGGGGTAGGGGCGACAGGTGCGGTTGGTACGATTGCGTTCTTGAAGTGGTCGTTGATTGATGATTCGCAGACAGCCGACTGGAACGCAGTGAACGATGGGCAGGTAACGACGTGGACGGTAGTCAGCGATTCCCAGTCGCCAAACTGGGTAACGGTGGATGACACGCAACAAGCGGCATAAGGAAAGATCATGGCAAGTACATTTAGTACCTTAAAGATTGAGCTTATTGGTGATGGTGAACAGTCCGGCACATGGGGCAACACCACCAACAATAACTGGGGTAGCTCGAGTGCGGGATCGCGAGGCCTCGAACAGGCCGTTGTGGGCATGGCGACGCTGGAGACAGCGGACTTCTCGGCCAATGCGTACACCATGCCGTATGCAGACTCCAACGCTGCTCAGGACTTCCGTGCGTTCGTGCTGAACATCACCGCGACGTTGTCGGGCGCGGGCACGGTCACAGTGCCTGCGATTGAGAAGCCTTATTTGGTCTTCAATAACTCGGTAGGTGGTTTTGATGTCACGGTAAAAGTGGCGGGCCAGACTGGCGTTACGGTGCCAAATGGTAGACGAGTTCTTGTCTATAACAACGGCACGGATGTCGGCGAGACGATCAACTTCTTGTCCTCGTTGCAGTTGGGTGGAAACCTGAAGATGCCAAGTGCGTCTTCGGTGATTGACGCGAACAACAACGAGTTGATTAAGTTTCCTTCGACGGTGGCGTCGGCAGTTAACGAGGTAACGATCACCAACGCTGCGACGGGTTCGGGTCCTGCGATTCAGGCCACTGGTAACGACACCAACATCGATTTGAACTTTACGCCCAAGGGCACGGGCAACATCATCTTTACCGCGAACAATGTGCGGGTTGCGAGTGCGGCGTCGATTCTGGACTCGAACAACAACGAGTTGATCAAGTTCCCTTCGGCGGTGGGCTCTGCGATCAACGAAGTCACGATCACGAATGCGGCGACAGGCGCGGGTCCGGCGATTCAAGCGTCGGGCGGTGACACAAACATTGACTTGAACTTCACGCCAAAGGGCAGCGGCAGCGTGGTTGTGTCCACGGGCAGTCTTGCGCTGACGACGGGTAACTTGCGGTTGTCGTCGGGTGCGTCGGTGGTGGACGCTAATAGCAACGAGTTGATCAAATTCCCTGCAACGGTTGCGTCAGCGGTGAACGAAGTCACTATCAGTAACGCAGCGACAGGGTCGAATCCTAGCATTGCGGCCACAGGTGGCGACACGAACATCAGCTTGTCGTTTGCTGCCAAGGGCACGGGCGCGTACAACTTCGCGGGCACGGCGGATACGGCAGCAGAGATTCGGTGGTTTGAGGATTCAGACAACGGCAGTAACTACGTGTCGTTCAAAGCGCCTGCGACGATTGCCACTAACGTGGCATGGACACTGCCTGCTGCGGATGGTACAACGGGTCAAGTGCTTTCGACTGACGGCTCGGGAACGCTGTCGTGGTCTACGAGTAGCGGTGGTATCTCAACTGGTAAGGCCATTGCGATGGCTATGATCTTCGGATTCTAAGGAGTTTCTAAAATGGCAAACCCGAACATTGTCAACGTAGTAAGTATTTTTGGGAATACTGCTTACGTTATCCCTTCCTCGGCGGCGACTGCGACGACCTCGTGGACGTTCAATGGTACGACTTCACTAACGGGTCTGACGCCCGCAGCGAACACGGTCAACCGTGTCACGTCCATCACTGCGTCGAATACAACATCATCTGCTGCAACCGCTACGATTGCAGTCGGTAACAACGCGACGTTTGGCTCGGCGACGGTGATTGCTTATCCGGCGTTCCAGATCAGCGTTCCCCCGAATGCGACCTTGGTGATTGTGGACAAGACGAACTCTCTGTATATCACTGAGAATCAGTCGGTAGCTGCATTCAGCGGTACAGCAAGCGCCCTGACGTTCACGGCTACCTTCGAAGCGATTACCTAATAGGTGAGTTATGGGGGGATTTCGTTATCCCGGCGGTTTCATCAGCGCCTCGTACAACCCGGCTGCGGCGAACGTCATACAAGGTACGATTTTGGTGAATTACCTTGTGGTTGCTGGCGGCGGTGGCGGCGGTAGTTCAGGTGCTGGTGGCGGTGGTGGATTTAGAACTGGATCAGACGCAGCCTTAACTACTGGTACTGAACTCGTAATTACTGTCGGCGCAGGGGGTAGCGGCCTCAATGGCGCTAGAACCAATGGCGTCAACTCCTCTATCGTCGGCGGTGCTGTATCTCCGTTTGTATCGCCCGGACTTGTATCGGCGGGCGGTGGCGTTGGTGGCGCAGGGAATAACACCGCAGGCGGTGATGGTGGATCAGGCGGCGGTGGTAGTTATGGCGCAGGTGCCGGAAGGCTTGGTGGTCCCGGGGGCGCTGGTAACACTCCTAGTGTATCGCCTTCTCAGGGTAATGCAGGCGGTGCAGGTGCCGAGGCTACTTACGCTTACCGAGGCGGCGGGGGTGGTGGTGCAGGCGCTGTTGGTGGGGCGTCTTCCGCAGGCGGGAATGGCGGTGCGGGTGCAGCGTCTTCAATAAGCGGTGCTTCAGTAACTTATGCTGGCGGCGGCGGTGCGGGGGGAGGTTCTGTTGCAGGTACTGGCGGTGCTGGCGGCGGCGGTAATGGCGCAACAAGTGGAGCAGGTGCATCGGGAACGGCTAATACAGGTGGTGGCGCGGGCGGTGCAGATGCTGGTGGCAGTACAACCAGTGGTAACGGGGGTTCTGGCATTGTCATCATTAGCGCGACTTCTACCGCTCAATATGTTAAGGGTTCCCCAACGATTACCACTTCTGGTGGCAGAATCATTTACACATTCACCGCGTCTGGCGCGATTATGTTCTGAGGTTAACGATGGCACACTTTGCTCAATTAGATGAAAACAATGTTGTAACGCAGGTGATCGTTGTGCATAACAGCGAGCTTGTGGAGAGCAAGCAGACGACCGTTAATGAGGACGGCAGCGTATCTGTGGCTGTGGTTGAGTCAGAGCAGCGCGGAATTGATTTCTGTAAGTCCTTGTTTGGTGATGACACGCGCTGGGTGCAGACAAGCTACAACAACAGCTTCCGTGGCAAGTACGCAGGTGTGGGCGATACGTTTGAGGATGGGGTGTTTGTGGCTCCTCCGCCACCCGTTATTGAAGTGATCGAGGTTCCGCAGCAGACCGAGTCGGTCGCCGCTCTGGAATCCGCTTCAGTTCAGGCTTTGACCTCTGACGACATTCAAGCGTTGACTTCCACTGACGTGCAGGCATTAGCCAGTCTGGAGGTACAGGCGCTGACATCCATTGATGTGCAGGCTTTGACTAGTTCCGACGTACAGGCACTGACCTCTGCCGACATCTCCGCGCTCACAACCAGCGACATTTCTTCTTTGGGGTAAGTCATGACTGTACAGTACCAAGGCGTATGGTCGTTACAGAGTGCTGCACAGCTACAGTCCACGCAGCGGTGGGTGACTGACCCTCTATACAAGAACACGACGCTGCTGCTCCAAGCCGACGACGCGGCTAACGGTGCGCAGAACAACACGTTCCTAGACTCCAGCAGCAACAGCTTTGCCATCACCCGTAACGGGAATACCACGCAGGGTAGCTTCACGCCGTTTAGCTTACAGCCGGGGGCGTGGAGTAACTACTTTAATGGTAGCTCTGATTATTTAAGAATCGCTGACAATGCTGCTTTTGACTTTGGTACAGGTGCGTTCTGTATTGAGATGTGGTTCATGCTCACCGCAGATGCTGCGCAGAACGGAGAGACCAACAGAGAGGCTACGTTACTTGGGGCATTCCCAGACAGCGGCACTTTGGCAAATACTTATGCTATAGGGATTGGCGGGAATAGCGCGACCACAGGAACAGCTATCGCATTTAGCATAAGACAAGGTGACACAATTGCCTATAACCAAGTATACACAGCGCCAATTACCAAAAACGAATGGCATCATGTAGTTGTGTGCCGTTCGGGCAATAACTTTGCGATGTTCTACGATGGCTTGAGAGTATCGTCAAATGCTTCTTACACCTACTCGGTAGATACGGCCCACAGCGTAAAAATCGGAGCATTGATATACCCAACATACAATCATTACTTTCCGGGGTATATCTCTAACGTCAGGATAGTCAAAGGTGCGTCTGTATACACGCCGACGAACACTAGTATTGTTGTTCCGAACATTCCGCTGGGTGCAACTAGTGGTGGTCAGACCCCACCGACGGGCACCCAAACTTCGCTGCTTACTTGTCAGTCAAATCGTTTTGTAGATAACGGTGGACTGGTTACGCCTAACACCATCACCATCGGCGGCGGCACTCCCTCCGTCCAAGCCTTCTCGCCTTTCGCGCCACAGTTCCAGTGGACGCCGAGTGTCATTGGCGGGTCGGGATACTTTGATGGGAGTGGGGATTGGCTTTCATTTTCCAGCAACGCTGCTTTTACCGTTGGCACAGGTAGCTTGACTATTGAAGCGTGGATATATGTAACGTCGCTTTCTCAAACATTTCAAGGAATTATTTCAGGCAGAGCAGATGCAAGCCCAAACTTCCCCGGACTCGGATTGGTTATCGACAACAGCCAACTGTTTTTTACAATATTAAACATTGGAACTGGCTTAAGAGACTCTGCCAACGTCCCTTTGAATCAGTGGGTTCATGTCGTGGGTGTTCGCTCTGGGACAAATGCAGCGTTGTTTGTTAACGGCGCACGAAAAGCATTTTCTGCCAGCAACTCCGATAACGGCACATCAAGTGACATGGTAATTGGTAGGTATTACCCAGCAACAAACAACTATTACTTTAGTGGATATATTGCGGGTGCAAGATTGCTAAAGGGAACCGCTGCATACGACCCAACACAGACAACCATTACTATACCGACTGCACCTGCAACGCCTGTTGCTAACACTTCATTTTTGACCAACTTCACCAACGCCGGTATTTACGACGGCACGATGAAGAACAACTTGGAGACCGTGGGCAACGCACAGGTCAGCACGGCTGTTGTGAAGTACGGCAGTGGGTCGATGTACTTCGATGGTACGGGGGATTATCTATCCTTACCCGTGCAACGGACGATTGAGCTAGGGAGTGCGGATTGGACGTTTGAGACTTGGGTTTACATGAACACCGTTTCTTCTCAACAATCCATCATTTACTTAAATGGGAATACCTCTGGGTATGCAGCATTAAACCTACAGGTACAGAGTGGCGCATTGAATTTGTGGCTGTCTGCTAACGGCAGTTCTTGGTCTTTGCAGCAAAACACGATTGGCACGATTGCCGCCAATGCTTGGAACCACATCGCGGTGGTAAAGGTTGGCACAAATATTAAAGTGTATATAAACGGCACAAACGTATCTGGGAATGGTTACACAGTAGCAGCGTCGCTTATGACAACGTATACGGTAAATCAGATAGGTGTTTACAACGCATCGTCATATAACCTGAACGGGTACTTGGATGACATGCGCTTGACGTTAGGCATCGCCCGTTACACACAGAACTTCATCCCGCCCAGCGTGGCATTGCCAAGACAGTAAGGACAGGACATGAGTAGGGGCGACGACAATTGTTATTTATATTTGATAACAAACACCGTGAACGAAAAAGCATACATAGGCATTTCGTCTAACCCGTCCCAGCGGTTTAGTTGTCATGGCGGCTTGCATCAAGCAAGAAAAATGGCAATAGCTCGTGCTATGCGTAAACACGGTAAGTCAAGTTTCCAACTACAGGTATTGGCAAACGGTAGCCGTTCCTATTGCGAGGCCTTGGAAAAAAGAGCCATAGTGTCTTTCAATACAGCCATTCCAAGTGGATACAACATTGCAAAAGGCGGTCAGGGATGCCCACTGGTTCCATCAAGCGTGATGGATTTAAGGAATAAAAAAATAAGCGATGCCTTAAAGGGCAGGTCTTTGAGTGATGCTCACAAAAGCAAGATCGCAGCGACTTTGCGTGGCAGGCCTTTAGCAGAGGCTACAAAGCAAAAACTCAGTGCGGTGTTGAAGGGCAGAGTTCATAGCAAGGATCATAAGGAAAAGATAGGCCTTGCGTTGGCTAATAAGCCAAAAGTCAAAACCGAGGGTAGGATAGCGGGTGAAATTAAGCATAGCGAAACGCTTCGCAAGAGATGGCAAGACCCAGAATTTAGGGAAATGATGATGGCTGCACGACGCAAAAAGGTACAAAATCATGAGTAAATTTCCGGGGCGCGTGATCACTGACCTTGCACCGGCGGGGTACTCGGTCTTTTTTGATGGGACGGGGGATTGGCTACAAACGCCTAGCAATGCCGCATTTGGTTTTGGTACTGGGGATGCAACTGTTGAGGCATGGATTTATCCCACTACTGTGGCTGGAACGCAGGTATTTATAGATACTCGTGTTAGTGCTGCTGCTGGTATTGGTTTTTATCTGTCAGGATCAACACTTACTGTTGCCAAAGATTTTGCAACAAACTTACTACAAGGCGGAACTGTTACGGTAAATGCTTGGAATCATGTAGCATGGACTCGATCTGGTAGTACAAATCGTTTATTTTTAAATGGTGTGCAAACTACCAGCACAACAGATTCAACTAATTACCCCACGGCAAAATGTGTTATAGGAGCCAACGATACGGGGGGCCAAAACTTAACTGGTTACATATCGAACGTCCGTATTATCAAAGGCACCGCTCTTTACACCGCAGCGTTCACGCCGCCTACCCAGCTATTTAACATCACCAACACTCAACTACTGACCTGTAACTCGCCAGCAATCATCGATCAGAGCAGCAACAACTTCGCCATCACGGTCAATGGCAACTCAGCAGTCTCCACCTTCACCCCGTTCACGGCATACGTTCCGTACAACCCAGCCTTGGGCGCATCAACACCGGGAGTATGGACAGTTGATGAGGCGATGCAAGCCGCTGCTACTCGGCAGTGGAACATGTACGACCCGTACTTCAACCTGACAACTCTACTACTGCATGGCAACGGCACGAACGGCGCACAGAACAATACCT